TACTATCCGACTACCCGTTGCCCGGGAATGCCCATTTTATCAGCTTTTTCGAGTGGAAGCAAGGGGGCTCGAACCCCACTCTATTCCTCTTACTTTCCGCATATTTACTGGATTTCTAGGTGTTTTTTGTTGATTACTTTTGACTACTTTCGCAAAAATAGTAGTCAAATCACCTTGCCTGTAAATCTGGTATACTACTCAAAATAGACGATTTCTTTTCAATGGTTTTCCTGTTCCTATGATAGTGTATTTCTGATGTCATAATATCTGTATGCCCCATCTGATCCATAACAAGTCTCTTATCCACATTGTTATCCATAAGAATAGTTCCATATGTCTTTCTTACTTTGTGCGGTGGCTTTGGATAAATTTTCAATTTCCTGCAAAGCCTTTTCTGCCTTTGTCTAACCGCCTGTGCGGTGATCCTAATATCATTTTTTGTAAAAATGTAATCTTCAAACGGATTCATGTGTTTTATTTTATCGCAAATCCATACATAATCACTTGGTATAATTGCTGTTCTGATTCCTGCCTTGGTTTTAGGATACTCTTTTACTTCAACAACATTGTTTCCGTTTTCATCTTTATACTTCGTCTCCGTTCTGCGAACGTTAAAAGTATTATCAGAAAAATCGGAATGCCTTAATGTTACAACTTCTCCGATACGTACGCCAGTTAAAAACATAAGCAATATCGCAACATTAGAAGTATCAAGGTGGCTGACAAGATACTTAATCATTACATCAGTTTCATATTCGTCGAATACTTCTTCATAGTCTTCTTTTATTACTTTTTTAAAATCACTATCAGATACGTCAAGATTATCAAACAGTTCTACGATATTAAAATCAATAAGTTTGCGTTTTTTCGCTCTTTTAAGAAATGTTCTTGTAATTCCTTTTAGACCGGAAAATGATTTAGGTGTCAACTCTTTATCGGCAATTTCTTCCTCTAAAAAATCCCCCCATTCATCTTCTGATATTGATTTTATTCTTCGCTTTCCCAACTCTCCATAGTGTCTGAGAAAATATCTCTCGTCTCTGTCGTATGTTGCTTTACATATCTTTTTAAGAGACAATCTCCGGTCTTCACATTCGTAAAACACTTCTGTAACTGTTGGATTTTGCTCTTTTTGGTAGTAAAACTCAATAACTTCTTCTTTGATATCTTCCTCGCTTTTCTTTTTTACAAGTCTCCTTCCTTTTTCTTCATCTGGCAAATAAGTTCTCCAGTATCCGTCTTTGCCTTTGTTGATTGCGTATTGGTGTTTCTTCAGATACTCCTCTTTCTTTTTCATTTCAATGCTTTTTTGCAAAGATTCCGTGTCAATCATACCATTGCTAACGGCATATTGCAATATTTCCATATCAGAAAGTTCCAAATCTATCACCTTCTAACCGCTTAAGTTTATTTTTTATAGACCTTACTCTTCTTTCTACAGTAGTTACAGAAATGGAATGTCTAAAGGATATTTCTTTTTGAGAAATTCCTTTAGACAAATCCCAAAACACTTTCTCTTCCTCTTCCGTGAAATTGGCGTTCCGGAAGATTTCTTCAAGTTCTGGCTTAGTCAGTTTTGACAACTTCATAAGCCAGTCTCCTTTTCTAAATTTCAGTTTACCGTAGTAATTCCTTCGGGAATTCCTGTACCAATGGATTCCGCCATATATCCGCAAGACTGGATTTCATGAACACCGGAATACTTTCATCGTAGCAATCAAATGTAATAGATCTTATCCAATCTCTTTCAGGAATCACCTTGTCTTTTCTGTGTCCTGTCTCTGCTCCAACGATTAACCAATCTACAAGGTGAGCATCCATGTGATAATCCCAGTATTTAGACACAGTAACGTCTTCAAGTATCGGTTCAACGCTTAAAAAATTCTTTGTTTGGCAACTTAACTTTGAAAATGCTTTTGCTGCAAGTTCAAGCTGATCTTCGTTTGTTGCACTTGCACCATACCACATATTGTCAGCTACAATCAGCTTTCCATTATTCTGTAAATCAACGAATCTTTCCGGGTTCTTTGTCAGGAAAAGATAATTATGTTGCGGTGCTTTTGCGCAGGCAGAAAAAACTTCCTCAATCCAAGAATCAGGAACCCAATGACCAAAAATATCTGCCATAGAGCATACAAAAATATTCCTTCCGCTCTTTTTCTCGTATTCATTAAGCCTGTATCTATGCAGTGTAGGTTTAAATCCATATGGATACGCTTCAGCCTTCTCTGATTCATCGAAATAAATACGATCATTCAGTTCTATCAGCGCATCATCCGTCCATTTCTCTCCACCACCAGAAAATCTATTTGCAATGCTTCTTGCGTAGCAATATTTACAGCTGTGAAGACATCCGGTAACCGGATTCCATGAACTATCACACCAATCTATTTTTGTTTTTTCCATATTCCGTTCCTCCACTAAATACTTAATCTACCGGACTGATATATTATAAGTCGTGACATTTTATATCCTCTTTCAGCTCAGATGCGTGTCCATTCCCGGATATCTACCGGATCAATCACTTCCGCACATTTAGGACATATAGGATATAAACCTTTTCTGCGATTCTCGTCCATGTCCCGGAATGTTTTATTCCTCCGCATCCGCCTAAATTCCGCATCTGCCATTGCTCCGTATAGCTTAGCTTTAGATATCATTTTCCGCTGTTCATCCTCCAACAGCTCATACCGCCTAGCCAGTGCAAGCAGAGCATCAAAGGCATCTACCGTAGCACCGCAATCCTGACAACTTACGATCCTGTTTACCGTATCAACCTCGTAATGGGGTGGATCGCATTTGCACAGCTTTTCTCTTCCTCGCTCGATTTTTACCAAATCGAAGGAAATAATCTCATTATCCATAGCATTCCTCCACTAAATCCTAATTTTCAGCTATTTTTTCAAAATCTTTTTGCGAAATAACTTCAAACATCACATAATCATTGGACATAATCATTGCCTGCAATATAACAACATGTCTTTTATTTACAATGTCATCAAATTTTCTACTTCCTCTTTGACAACACTGAAAATAGCTATCTTTATAGGTTTTTGATAATGTTCCGCTAACCGCATTTACATTTACTTTTTGTGTTGGGCTATAAGTATCAAACATCTTTTTACCTACTTTCTAATTTAACTTATTTAAAACAACTCAAATGGAAACTCAAATTTTTTAGTTCCTGATTTCACTTCCTACGCAAATCGAAGTTGCCCGGTCTGCTCTGCTTCTATTCTCATGTTCGGTGTACGCTCTCCTATTCGGAGATCACTGCAGTTTGCAGATACCAGTGCTTCTGCCATAACCGGCACTACGCTGTTACCTATCCTTGCCACTCGCTCCACAATAGGATATGTTTTTCCTGCAATATCCCTATCAATGATATAATCATCGGGAAATCCCTGCATCAGCTTCAATTCTTCCGGCTTCAGCATCCGCAGAAAAATGTCTTTTATAACATATTGCTCTCCATCAATCTCAATCAGAACATTCACCAGTCCGAACCGATCCTTTGTGGTAATGGTCCCAAGCGGCTTATCCAATGTCTGACCACAACCGGTTCCGTAATATTTGACCATAAACGCAGATACAAGTCCGAAATGTCCAGGGGAAGTGGTGATCGTATGCAGTGGCTCGTCACACCCCTGCCCGATCCCGGTCTTATAAAACTTTGTGACAAATGCGGTTACCAATCCGTACCGGTTGCTGGTATCAATAGTCTTGATAGGATCCGTAAGGAATTGTCCCCGGGAATCCCCCTGCCTGGTTTCACCGTGATACTGGATGATAAATGCCAGTGCATCCTTACTTTTGACGATATACGGATGTGGATTATTAATTATGTACTTTTTCACACCATTACCGATTCTGTCCATTGTAGCCGCCGCCAGTGGCTTCTTACGCTCAAATATGGATGTTCCAAGATCAGACCAGTCAATATAGTCACCGCATTCTTTCCATCTCGGTAGCAGTATCCCATCTTTACTGTATGTAGGTGCTGGCCAGACGATTTTATTTCCATCCCGCCGGAAAATTGCATACCATCTTTTCCGTGTCGTAGGTGCCCCATAATCCGCAGCCACAAGTTCCCGACTATCGAAATCATATCCAAGAGAGGTCATTGCTGTAATAAACTTACGGTAGTCCTCTCCCCTGCGTTCCGGTATCGGGTGACCGTCTGCATCCAGCGGACCCCACTGTTGTATCTCTTCAACATTCTCCATTATGATTACATCTGGCAGTAGCACTTTTGCGTGCTTGTACACCGCCCAGGGAAGTATCCGCAATCCTTTTTTGCGTGGTTGCCCGCCCTTTGCTTTGCTATGGCTTGTACAGTCAGGTGATGCCCACATCAGAGCCACATGGCGATCTCCAACATATTTTTGCAAATCTACCTTAAAAATATCCTCTGTCAGATGCAATGTGTCAGGGTGGTTTACCATGTGCATCCGTATAGCCTGCGGATCGTGGTTTACGGCAATGTCAACAGATCTTCCAAGTGCCATTTCTATTCCTACGCTTGCGCCGCCGCCACCGGCAAAGCAGTCAATGATAATGTTATTTTTCATGGCATCACCTCCGGCATAAAATCAGATAATCGCATTTGTGCCATTTCTGCATCTAATCTCTTTTTGGACAAATCATAATAATGCTTGTCCAGTTCAAATCCAACATATGGATGGTTGGTTCTGTAGCAGGCTATCAAGCTGCTGGCACTGCCTACATGAGTGTCCAAGATAATGTCTCCGGGCTTTGCATAGCGGTTTAGGAGCCATTCATATAGTGCTACCGGCTTTTGTGTAGGGTGGATACGGTTTTCATTTAATGCCTTATTCCCCTGCTGAATAGTTCCTTCAGTAATGGACTTTCCCTGGAACATTCCACGCCACATATACCGGAATATGTCTATCCTTTTAGTCAGACTGCAGAATGCCACCTCTGCATCCTCATTCCTCACTTTCTTTCTTAAATTCCGCAGTACACATAATAGCTCCATCGCCAACTCCTCGTCAGTCATGCTCCTGATCCGGTCTGCGTTGATCATAGGTACGTAGTGCTCGCAGTCTCTTTCTATGTCCTCATGTGGACAGTCGTTGATTTTCTCGCACCATGAGTACGCATCAAAACCATTATCCTTTGTTTCTAAATTCTTGCAGTTATTACACTTCGCCATCTCCTACCTCACTTTCCCTGTACGACTCCGGCAGTGGCATCCAGGCTGTAATATCAATATCTTTGTCCACTAATTCCCAATCGCATTTACCGTATTCTTTGAGATAATCAACGCAAGTGGATGACCACCAGTACCACTTTCCATTGCAATAAACCGCAGTATTCGCAAACGGAACATCTTTTATGTCTTTGTAATACGGTTCCGGGTTTCTGTTTATCCATGTTACATTAACTGGTACAAGTTCCTCCGGCAGTCTCTCGCTTACTGGAATCCACACCGGCTGATTCTGCAAGGTGGTGATTGCCATTTGTAATGCTTCCTCACAGCAATGATCTACTCCTGTTTTTCCGTACATAGGACATTCTTCACAAACCTCTGAGTACCGTTCACTCTGAGCCTTTAAGCAGTAAATAGCTTCTTCTATCTTCATTCCGCACCTTCCATTTCTGCAAGCATTTTTTCTATTGGATCAACAATTTCGTTCAATACGGTTTTTTCATATTTTTCTTTCCAATATTTTTCTCTTTTCCAAAAATGCTGTTCTCTTACTTCCTGCATAATGCTAATACAGGTTATAGCTTCAAGCATTCCCCAACATCCGTCACTTGCTCTTTCATTGCACCATCTAATAAATTCTCTAAACTTCATGCTTTTTCTCCATTTCTGCCAGCTTGGCTTCGGCTTCCTCTCTGGATAAAAATATTTTTTTACCTATATCATCTAAGAAATAACAGCTTTCACCCATTTTATTCATGGTATCAATTCTTACAATGATTCTTTTATTGTAAAACTGCTTGATATTCATTTGTAAAACGTGTGTTGTAATAATCGGTTCTTTTACATATGGAGTTATACAATATAATGTATCTCCCACCTCGCACGGTAACCGCAAGAGAAACCCCTGTTCCTCGGCATCCTCGTAGCGTTTCAACTTTTCCCTCAACTCTGCCATTGCCCACATGTTTCGGTAGAATATCGCAATCAGACCTCTTACGTCTGCAAACGGGTCAATACCAAGGTTGTCCATCATTTCTTCGTCAAAAGATTCGTCTTGCAATGGCAAATCTTCTCCTACCAAAGTAGTTGTGAGTTTTCTTACAAAATCTCTTTCGTCTATATCAATCTCATAATCTCTGTATCTGCCACTTCCATCCTTTGCTATGTAACAGCAATTAAGTGCCAGTTCAACCATTCCCATATCTGATACATTCTTGTTAGTTGTTAATCTCTCCATCCTTACTCCTTTCCGAGATCCTCGGTCTCTCCGCCATCACTGGATAGCTGCAGTCATACGGCTTTGTGCGTCCGATTCTAATAGCATCAGCAACCGGATGTGTAGCCATGTAGAGTAAGTCACCGTTCTGAAAGTTTCCTGTTCCCTCTCTCATACAACTACACTCCTTTTTCCGTATGTACTTGCGATTCCGTATACATTGCAAATTTCTCTGTAATATTTTTCCTGTGCATGGATATTAGCATCCACACGGTCAAGTTCCGTCTCGCACCACTTTGCAAATTCTTCTGCGGACAATGGTGTTTCTGAAACATCGAATTTCTCTCTGTTGTCAATCACAAAACACACCATGTCAACCGGAATATGGTTCAAATCCGAAAGAATCTGAATCTGTTTATCCTTGTCCTCTGCTTTTTCGTAATTCGCCAACAATTCATAACCTGTCATCTGCATTTATATCACCTCTTATCAAGTTTGATTTCTTTGTCGTAACAACTCTTTTTCGGATTTCCCTCTACTGGGGAAACCATCTTTTTAGGGTCTGTGGTGTATGCTCCGTTTTGCTTTAAGCCGACTTTTCCTTTTTCATCCACATAGCATGACGGCTTGTAACGATCCGGTGGAATGTAGTTGTGAATGCGCCAGTGCTTCACCAACACGACACCACTGTCGAAAGATAAAAGGAATCTGCTGTCTATCAGTATCTTCAAATCATCATCAGATGCACCACACATCCTTATGATTTTCCGTGGATTGTTCACGAATCCGTCATCATCAGCGTTCATGCAGATGTGAAAATAAAGCATTTGAGCCGTAGCAGGAATATCCAAAAAAGCATCACTCTCAATTATTTTTGCGCTGAACATTCTTTTTTCTGCCATTTAGAACTCCTTAGTCAAATATAGGCTTCTCAATATAAATCCCGGTGTTTTCCACCAGTTCTCTCCACAAGTCCATGAAATCCTTTCCGTTGCACTTGTCTCCGGCTTTGTCCATGTGGTCAGAAAACTTATCCTTGAAATTCGTCAGCTTCTTCTTTCCGAATCCATCTTCCATAAGAATTACCATTCCATATAGGATGTACCTTGTGGACAACTCATTGATAAGATTGTTACATCTGACCTGTTCACGTATGCAGTTCTGCGCTACAACCGACTTGTAATGTGGATAATCAGCTTCGGTAAATTCCTTGTACTCAATCGTCCAGTCTGCAAAATCGTTAAGCCTACTCTGTAACTCCGTATAAGGCTCATTCTCGTACTTTTCATTGTATTCGGTGAATTTACCGCAAAAGTCGGAAAGTCTCGTCTGTGAGTACTTATAGTCTTTCCACAAGGTATAGCAGAACAGTGTCAGTATTCCGGTGAATGGACTTCTCTCCGCAGACTGCTTCAAAAGTTCTGTCTTCCGCATAATTTTCAAAATTTCCTGCGGATTGTCATATCGTTTTGGCATTTTATGTATCACCTCCAAGTTCCGTGATTTATCATTTTATTTTTATATAAAACGGAATAATAAAATGATATAAAATAGGATGATGTTTTTTACTTCCATACCATCTGCAAAGGTATACATTTTTACTAATCTTTTTGTATATAAAATTGCATTTTTCCAATTCACTAAAATTTTGCCTTGACATTTTAAATTTGGTTTCTTTATAAATTGAAATAGGATAAATAAATATCGCAAGGAAAATCATGGGAGCAAACAAAATCCATAATGCTTTGCTTTCCATAAAGCAATCTATAATTCCAACTGATTCTAAAATAAAGAAGCAAAAACTAATAAATATCCAAGCAAAAATTGCACCATATATGTATTCCATATCAACCTCCTATTCAACAACCTCAAATTCTTTCAAAACACAGTCACCGCACAATTCCTTGCCGTTAAATTCATAGAGTTTTCCCACGTCTTCACCGCATTTATCGCAGTACAGATGCTTCACATGGAGGTTGGAACAAGCAGATCCAATACAAGGATAATTTCCAGCAGCACATCCGCAGCATTCACCTTCGTATTTCACCATTTTCTGAAAAACTCCTTTAATTTATTACAGACTTGCTGAAATCTATACTTAAATAAGTATTTTTTAAAAGATTCAGTTCCATATTGATAGCAAAGATACATAATTTGTTTTTGAGTAGAAAGAGATTCATAAAACTCCTTGTCAGTTTCTTCAACGTATTGTAAAAGTACTTCATAGTCTGTTTTATTCATTACTTTCACCGTCCTTTTCTCCATGCAAAAGTTCCATAAACCGAACAAATTGTCTTTGCGACACGGAATTGTTCTGCTTCTCAGGCTTCAAACTGATAACCAGATGCTTGTCGGCAATGTTCGACAGTTCCCTTGCAAGGTTTATTCTGCCTTGTGCCAGTCCATCACGGTAACCTTTTCCCGGTCGGTACTCTGCTATCTGCTTCTTTCCATCACCTTGACCGCCTGCTGTCTTGTTGCGAAGCTGATAACCCTCGTCCGCATAACGCTTAATCCAGTACTGCTCCCACTTGTCCAGTTCTCCTACCGGATAATGTAAGAATCCGATTTTCCAACCGTATATATTTTCCACAGAATATAATCCGTGGCTCTTCATGGATAAATCAATGTGCTGGTACCCATTAAGGTGTCCGGACAGTCTCTGCAAGATATGTACCGCCTGCCCCACATACGCAAAACGGAATCCATCCTCGTCTGTTCTTGTCAGAAAGTAAATTCCACTTCCATCGTCCACGTGTGGATTGACCGCCAGTATTCTTTCACGATTCTTAGTTTCAATAGCTTTCGCTTTCTGAATGTTCTTCCAGTTACTCAAAACGGACACTCCTTTCCATTCTGTAAAATCCATTCCTTGCCTGCTACCGCATAGTCCACATTCGCCAATGGATCAATCTTTTTTACCTCTGTGACACATTCTTTGGCATCAGAATTATCACGGCTTAAATGGCACAATATGACGTTCTGCAAGGCATCTGATTTGTTCGCAAGAACAAATTCCTTTACTGTTTCCAGTTCCATATGACCACGGTACACATGGGATTTCTTAGCATCGTTGGAATCCTCTGTAATGTACTTCTTCTGATAGTTACATGAAATAAGGATGTGGTTTAATTCATGGAACCGCCACTTAACAAATTCCGTGTCAGTTACATAAAGCAATTTCCCCATTTCCGGGTGAGTAATCAGGAATCCATAACAATGGCATTCTGAACCATCAGCGTTGGTATGTGTCCACTTACCATCCAGTGTAGTAAGATCAAATGCCATTATTTTTCCACCAGTAAAGCATATTTCCATAGGTTCTAAACTCTCATATGGCTTAAATACTGGTATTCCCATGTGTTTAAGGTCTGATACGGATAATGAGTGGTCTTTGTGCGTATGGGTGCATATCGCACCCACAACACACTTAATATCCCAGTTAAGACCACGTTTTATGTCCATGATAGGGAGTCCTGCATCCAGTAAAAGTGTTTCACTGTTATCTGCCGTTAGAAGATAGCAGTTACCTGAAGAACCGGATCCTAAACATTTTAGCTTCATGTTTCTACCTCAATTTCGTCATCTTTTGGAAACTGAAATATGCAGTTATTTACATATTCAACTTTTGATGGCTCATTGTTCATGGTTTGAACTATAATTCCACTATTTTTCAATTTTTCAAACTGTTTTACCACATCTTCTGTAATTTCAACATTTTGAAAAAGAATCGGCATACCAACGTATGCTTTTCTAAGCATTTCCATAGCTTTCTTCGATTTTTCTTCTTTGGAATATGTAGCTACAACGCCATGCGCAATTTCTGAGGGTCTGGCAATGGTATCTCTTATCGCAACAATGGAATTATCTTTTGTAATTCCAAAGCAAAAATTTTCATATGGAATATCAGTTCTACCGTCCTGTGAAATAATTCTCATGGTGTCCTCCCTACTTAAAGCAATCCGGCGTCTCTGCGCTGGCAATGTCCGTCTCTGCGGTCTGCGGTGTCTGCGGTACTTCCTCAAACTCAACAGTGTTTGCATTATTCTGAATCTCCCTGTGAACCTGTTCCTGAATGGGTTCCATCGGATATTCCTTGAAGTCTCCATCTTCGATTTCTTCTTTTGTGTAAATACCCATTGTCAGTTCCGGGCAATTCAGACTAGAGAAGAACGATGCCGCTCTGTATCTGAGCATTAACTGTGGCATGGTTTTCCACTTACTTCCATTTTTCCCAAGCCATCCCTCGTCCTTTGCCATCTGCATATTGACTTCCATACCCTCAACTCTGCGACCGTTTTTCATAGTCCACGCTACGCATGAATAAGGCTTTCCATCTTTATCCTTTACCTCGTCATACTGCAACTCCATGTCAAACATTCTGCTTGCGTTAATAGAGGCAATCAAAAACTTACTGCTCCAACTAGGTCTTCCCTGTATCGGATAAAGGTTCTGCATAACCATCAGAGGGCTAATGTGCATTCTTTGTGCCTGTTCAATGGCAATCAAACAGTTAGACGGATTTTTCTGATATGTCTGCGGAACAATCGTTGAATCAGCCAGTGCCTTTGCCATCTGCATTGCCATAATAAAATTGTCGGATGTTCCAAAAATCCCAAGACTGTAATCTGTAACCTTATTCTTGCTTTCCTTTACCTCTGCCTTTTCCTGTGTCATTACTTCCTGCTTCTTTTCGTCTGCCATGTTTCTACCTACCTTTCTACCTTCTTGATGCCGTCAATTCCTATGATGAATACCTGGGTTGTCTTGGGATTCTGAATCAGTGCAATAGTACTTGCAAACCTATCATGTTTTTTAATTCTTAAAACTTTGTATTCGTCTTCATTTTTAACATCAGAACCTATTACAAAATTCTGTTTGTATCCTAAAAGACCACTCCATGTATCGTATAAGTTGTACTGCTTACTGGTATTCGTGACTTTTACGGTATCTCCCACGCAGATTTCGTCTTTCTTCTCCGGTTCTTTCTCCGGTTCGTAGTTTTCGAGGACAACATACTCTTTGTGCCATAAACCAACATTTTCCTCAGATTTTTTGCAAATACATCCTGATGTCGTAACGCAATTTACTTTGAAAATATCTCCGTTTTTATAAGGAATCAAACAAGGCATCGCATAAACAACCTTGATGTACTCACCGACTTTAGCTTTTCTCTTAACCTCCCGGACACCGTTATCAGGCTTCGCATCTTCGCCCATCAGCCGATTAAAAGCCAACTTAGCACCAGTACGGAAATCAAATTCATCAGCAGGATTGCAGTTTGCTTCTGCTTTCTCGCCAGTGGACTTGTCCAGCGCAACTACTTTGTTGTCATTGCGGTAGATGACAATAGTTGTGTCTACTTTTTCTAAAGCGGCAGAGAATATAGAACCTATTTGGAAATGTTTTAAACCAATGCTTTCCCCAACTACATCTTTGTAAAAAACAGTGCCACCACTGATTTCTGTGATTTCAATTACTGCATCATTGTCTGCAAAATATCCGCTTTTGTATCTTTCTCCAACCTTAAATTTACGTTTTACCATCTTACAGTCCCCACTTTCTGTCAAAATCTTCCATTGAATTTCTGAACTTTACATTAACCACAACAGCCGAAATCACCATGATTGCATATACAACAAATGCTAAAATCTCCGGCAGTAGTACAAGCCACCATGACCAGCTAATCACTCCAAGTAACTTCAGAGCAATGAAAACGATCGTTAAAACCTCTGTAAATCCCATGCTATTCTTCCTCGCTTCCTAAATCTCATTGAATGCCTGCACAGCAAACAACTCATTAGCAGTTTCCTTGTAAACCTTGTCATCGACACGGACAACGTAAATTCCATTCTCAAAAGAAAGGCTCTTATCAAAAATTCCAACCTTGGGAATAAAAACTCTCTGCATCTTCAAAACATTAGATTTTCTCATATTATTTTTCCTCGCTTTCCGGCTCATTCATAAATCCACTTGCAACTCCCTGATGCACTGTCACATCAGCTTTGTAAATCTCCTTGATGCTTCTAGGCATCACATGGAATGTCACATCTGTATCAGCAATCTTTCCTTTGAATTTCAAGGCTCCACGGTCTGAAAGTCCCAGGTACACACCCACGCAACACTTGTCATCAAAATTGAATATCACGGTGTCACCGGCATTGATTGTTTCTCCGCTTGTTGTCAGAACAGAAATGACTGTTTCTTTCTTAATCTGCATTCTCTTCATTCCTTTCAAACTCTTTCAATTGCTCCGCCAACTTCTTACATTCATCAGCAACATATTCTTCTGAACGAACGACATCGACACCAACAGGAAATTTACTTTCTATCATTTTTTGCATCTGATAAATTTCTTTACGGCTTGGGAATTTCTGTATTGCATAATCCAAATCCGCCTTATCTCCAGCGTGACCGCAATCGAACCCAAACCACCATAAATCACTTTTGATAGGATAATTTGAATTTGTTCCACCACCTGAATATGAAATACCTCCGTGACACTGGAAATATGCTTCAATTCGAATTCTTTCATCTTTATCAATACAAGCACCAAGCAAAGGGAAAATGCCACTTACTTCTCTGCCCCAAATATCTGATTTTTTAATTTCAAGATGGTAATCATAATTTTTTCCGTATAACGTATGATTCTTTGGAATGCCAACATATCCGCACCTGTGAGCCATATTTCCAAATATCACAACGCATTTATACCCTACGTGTTCAAACTCACGCTCGACAATGTAGCGTTTCTCTGCTTCATTACTCATTCTTCGCTTCCTCCACTTTCAAGCTCGCATCATCACTTCTGCGGAACATAATCAACTGACTGTCAACATCAGGAATCTTCCAAGGGTCAAGGCTCTCGGTATCGTCAACCATAATAGGCAATTCCACACCACACCGCTTCTGAAACGCATTGCAAATGTCAATCTCTGTCAGGATCCTTGCTCCGTGGTTCATGTTCCGGCTGTAAGGCTCTCCACGGTATGTAAAGTCACAACATTCTTCCGTGTCACCATTCACAAGAGGTCTAAACATCCGCACAGTGCAGAAGCAAAGGTATTTATTCACATCAGCTTCCAACAGTTCGTTCTTCTTCCGGCTGAATTTCTTTAAAAGTTCAAGTTGTGCCTGCACATCCGTAATCTTCTGTGCAATGTTCTTTCGCTCCTGTTCCAGTTCTGTGATACGCTTATCCACACTCTCGTTAATGCTTACACTCGCCAAAGACTTATCAACCACAGAAATATCATTGCGGATCTGCTCTTCATCACCTTTTAACTGGATTCTGAGAAGATTCATGTCAGTGAATTTGTTCATGGAAGCTTCTTTCTCAGCAATCTGTGACTGGATAGCTTTGTATTCTTCTGTGTTGGAAATATCCACGCTTGCCGGAATGGAATTTAATGCATTATCGGCAATGGCAATCTCTTTTTCCAACCGCTCCACTTCATCCTCGGTCTTTTTCAGTTCCTCACGCTTATGCTCCAGTTCTTCCTGATCCGCTTTGATATGGTCAGCACAGGAAGAACCCTCTTTGGTAATCAATTCCAGTTCATGTGCCTTATGCGTATCAAACTCCGTTCTTAACTGCTCTTTTTTCTCTTCCGGATATTCCTGTCCACAGTAGGAACAGATCAGAGAATTTTCATCAAATTTAAGGCTTTTGTTCAAATCCCAACTCTTCTTCAAATCCTGTCTCTTCTGTTCATACTGTGCGATACGCTTTTCCAGTTCCGTGATCTCTTCACGAATGGTATCCGCCTTAAGCAACTCTTTCTGATGCTCATTCTGAATCTGATTCAGTGTTGTGCGCTTCTCTCTTCTGTCCGCATCCAGTTTTTCATTCGCTTTCTGCTGTAATGCGCTCAACTGACCTTTTAACTCAATGATTCCATCAGAAAGCTTATCGTAGGACTTCATGCTGTTCTGCGTATCTGTCTGCTGCTTAATGTTCTCTGACAGCTTATCCAGTAAAGCTTTCTTTTTCAGTTCCAGTTCCGCAAGGTCAATATCCACTCTCTGACGGCTCACCTCGTCAATACGGCTCGGAATTTCATCTAACAGATCCTGCAAGCCCTTGGTTCCATTTCTTCCCCTTGTGCCGTACAACTGCGTATTGCATCTCTTTTTCAGTTCATCAACCGTACCGTCCTGCAGAACAGTCCTTAATGCTTCAAACTCCGGAAACTGGTCGCAAATATCGTCATTGCTGTGCTGACCAAACATATCAGCGAGAAGTGCTCTCTGATCCGTGCCACCTTTCAGCAGAAGTGTCATGGCATTGATGCAAAGTGAAAACTTATCTTTTCCGCATACACTCTCTTCCAAAAATGCTTCAAAATCTGCTGCCTTTTTTGGAATATCATTCACATAGTAATCCGTGACATTTCCGGTAAACTCGCCTTTCTTATTGAAGTTCTGACGGCATACTTTTTTCAGAACCTTGTCTGTACCGTCAATCTCCACGGTAACTTCTGCGGTAATATCTCCGTCAATGTCATTGCCGTCCTTATCGTGCGGTCTGATTCCGGTGATTTCTCTGCCGTTCTCGTCACGGCATCCAAAAATATACTGAATTGCTCTTTTGATCGTGGACTTGCCTGTTTCATTTACACCGGAAACTTCTGTACGGTCGTATAAATCAGTGTCCACTACGTTAGAACCATAGAACTTGCAGAAATTCTGCAAAAAGATGTGCTTAATCCTCATTTTTCCTTTCCTCCCAAAGATATAAATACAGTGAATTTACAAACATATAGATTGATACCGGCTTGTCTGTCTCATTGATTTCTTTGTATAACTCTGTGCTTGGGTTCATCTTATCAACAACCCACTTGATCGCCTGATACACGCTTTTTTCATTTGTGCTGTGTTTCTCTCCGATAATCCGGTAGATTTCAGAAAGTCTTCTGTTCCGGTTCTCAAACATCAGCGTTTCAACCTCGATGATGTACTGGAATCCCGGCAAGTACTGTTTCAGCCCCAGTTCTACCAAGATTTTTCTTATCTTCCTTTCCATTTCCTCACTCCTCCGGCTTTCAGTTTTCTGTTACGTGAATCACGTTGTCTTCTCCGATATACAAGATTCCTGCGTCTAACAATCTTGCAATCAGAATCTCATTCGCACGGACGATGGGGATAATCTGTCGTTTCTGCATGAAAATACTCCTTTCCTAACCATTTTTTCTTCCCGGTATTGCGGTTTACAATTCTGTAATAGAATGCTGTTTCACGGTCAACTTCCCATTCTTTCGGACTGTAAAATATCTTTCCGATGCACCCTTTGACGGTAAACCGCTTTTTGGCACTCATACGGTGTCCTCCGCAAGTTTTCCTTGATTCCACCATGAGGAATCACAAACGCTGTTCCTTGAAAAAGAAGTAGCACCATTAGTCCATGTAAATATTTTCCCACCTTCAAATTTTGCAAAATATCTAGGTTTCCAAGGGTCACTATCGGAATCTCTTACGTACACTTTCGTGTCCACAGGCACTTTCGACCAGTCAACCGTAGGCTCTACATATTCCTGTTTCGCCCATTCTTTGAACCTTTCACGGCATCTGCTTTTACCACTCCATGCACAATCGGAACAACGTATTACATTGCAATCACATAACTTTCCTTCTTTGTCCACAGCTATCTCTATACTATCAAGTGCCATGTCAATAATCTGTTCCGCATACTTCTCTCTGTTCGTCATTTTCCATTCATCCTTTCCAGTTCTGCGCTCCTGGTTAATATCCAGTCTGCGTAATCACTTAATTCTGTCTTTGTAGCTGCGTTCTTCTCTCCGTGGTAAACCATGAGGACAATTCCTACATCACAGTACTTTTCAAACAATTCCGACAAGTAGTCTGCTCCCACATGGATATTGCCGTCCACGGAGTAGATGTCCGTCACTTCCAAACGCTCCATGCGGTCTTTATGCCATCTGTCAGATATCTGCATCAGACCTTTGCAACCGCCACTTTCCACATCCGGTCTGCCGGAAGATTCTTTCTCGATCATTGCCATGAGCAGTTCCGGACAGATGCCGTATTCCTCACCGTACTTTGCACATGATTCCTGTGCTTCCTCGGAAATGAAACTACCGGCTGGCTGTGCTGTGGACGTAAATGTGATGGAGAGTGCTATTATAATAGGAAGAAACAGCTTTATTGTTGTTCTCATGCGCTTTCCTCCTCGATAGGTTCAATGCCAATCTCTTTCAGCTTGTTGTATAAGAACATTCTGCCTTTCTGTGTCCATACGGTAAGTGGCTTTGTTCCAGTGCTTCCGTCATGCTTAACATAATCATTTGTCTTTGTTCTCACATAACCCTTTCCCTGGAAGTCTGCATACAATATCCACTGGTCACCTACTTTTCTCTGAATGCCGGCTGTTCTTAAAACTGAATTGAACCTCACCGCACTCATTCCGTAGTCCTGTGCAATCTGTGTGACTGTCATACAGTCGTTGGAAGAAAGAATCTTGTCCACATAGTCAACTTTTGGTGTCATATCGGTAATCACTGCATCCATCTGTTGCACCGTGGTCTGCAGCTGCTTAACCTCTTCCTCTTTCTGCGCAAGCATCCTCTGTGCTTCGACAACTGCCAGTGCAATCAATTCCTGTCCGGTAGGGATATGTGCCTTGATGGCATCTTCCATTTCGTGGAAACGGTCAATGTACTTTGCCGTAAATTCTGTTCCCCTAACTCCGGTCATCTTATGTGCTATGAACTCGCAGCCTTTCTTTGTTACAAGGTAGCAAGGCTGTGTCTTGTTTTGGCTGTTTTGATAGGTACTTTCTGTAAAGAAATCGGACTGGGAAATATTCCCCTGTCCTAATTGCTCATAATATCTTCTGATATCCTTAAGCAAATCGTTATGCTGTTTCCCTACCATTTCCGCTACTTCCACGGAAGATATTGTTTTCTGCTCTAATTCGTTCATTGTTCTCCTTTCTGTGGTATAATGTTCTAAAAAACTGGAGGTTTCATATGCTTCTCAAAATCGAAAGAAAAGTACTTAGGAAAACTGTAAAATCTTCTGAATGTTCCATTTCATTGTCTGAAATAGGGAATTACAATGGTGAAGATGTTTACCAAGCATTTTTGTCCTTAAAGGAAAAGGGATATTTCACCATAGTTAGTTCATCCATAAATCGTGAAATGTTCACATTCGCTTTGTCTTCAAAAGGAAGATTCTACAAAGAACATTTATTTCTCTCATTTTTGAGAAATATACTCATACCGTTTGTTGTAGCTTTAATAACTGCAACTGCCACATACCACTTAGAAAAAGTAGCAGATAGCTATTCCGACAGCCGCCCCAGCCAATGCACTTATGAGTTGAACCAATGCAGTGATCCAAGGTTCTAATTTGTCAAGAAGATCTCTCTTCTGGCGGTAAGTCCATTTTTTCATTCATGTTCTCCTTTCATTGCATGAGAAACTGCATTACAAATTGTCATATGCTGTTTCTCTTCATCATTCATGGACTTCTCAATTCTTTTCAGAGTACCGTCAATGCTCTTTAATGTTTTTAGAAGTTCTTTCTCAAACTGGCTTTGCATTTTCTTCCTCCTGTTTCTTAACAGATTCCTCTGCCATCTTCTCTGTCTTGCCGAGAATATATCCCTTGTCGAAATCGGACATATTCGGAATGGCTCTCTTTAACTTCTCAACGATTTTTTTCTCTTTTTCACTCATTCAATTCACTTCCTTTTCGTGGTATAATAATAAAAATTTCTTGGAGGTACATATTCATGGAAACATTAAATACAAATCACTTAGAAATCGCTCTATCAGCTATAACCTTATGTGTTGCGATAGTTTGTCCTGTTTTAGTAACTATCATCAATAGCATACACAGTACTCAAATAAGAAAATTGGAACTAAAATATGATAAACAGCTTTCCTATTATCAAAAGCAGCAATCCGTATTTAATCATTTTTTGGAATTTGCTTCCAAACAATTAGAAACAAATTATCCAAGTGAAAAAATAGAGTACATACGCTCTTACCATGAATTATTTTTATATGTTCCATCCGAATATTGGGATCAATTATCTTCTCTTCATGATTCGTTACTCAACAGGAAAAACGATTCCTCGGAAAAATTGCTTACTGTTACCCAAACATTGGGAAAAATCCTACAAGAATCTGACCGATTATTCCCAAAATTATAGTGTAGACAAGTCCGACAATTCTCCATCCGTGCTCGGATCTACCATGCCAATAACTCATAACGCAAGTCAGTAGAACAAACACTGTAATTGGTATTGCGTCAAGCCAACTATAATGAAGCATTTCCAATATTCTCACCTCTCTTCTGTTGACCTTGTAAACATATTATAGTCCCTTAGAAACTTTATGTCAACACATTTTTGTTGACTTGGGGACTTTTTGGGTGTATATTATTAGTGAAAGGAGGGATGTAAATGAATGAGAGAATCAAATCTTTGCGAAAGTATTTGAATATGACACAAGATGATTTTTCAAAGCAAATCGGCTTGTCAAGAAACTATATTGCGCAAGTTGAGATAGGCACGAAGACACCATCTGAAAGAACCATATCTGATATTTGCAGAGAGTTTGATGTAAACGAAGAATGGCTCCGAAATGGAACTGGTGAAATGCTTGTTCAGAAATCAAAAGACGAACAAATCTCTGAAATGCTCGGAGAAATTCAAAAGTCCGGTGAAGATACATTTAAGCACCGTCTTGTATCCGCACTGGCCAACTTGGACGAAGATGGATGGAACTCTTTGGAAAAGTTGATTGATTCAATCGCAAAAAAGAACGAATAAGAAAAAGCCAAGGGCAATGCGCAAGTCCTTGGCTCTTTTCCTTTATCTAAGTAATTTTTTAACATAGGCATAAATGCACTCTAACCAATGTAAATTATCGCAAGCATTGATTAGCTTTGTGATTTCCTCTTTGTAATCTTCTTTCCCCATAGTACACCCCCTAATCTTTCCGCACTTGGTAGCGATACCTAAATTATAGAACATATGTTCTTAACAATCAATATATTTGACTCACGTTTTTTATTGTTGTAAAATATCAACAAAAGAGGACGGTGAAAACGCCAATAAACACCGCCCTCGCCAGAACTTGAAGTCCCTTGAAACAAGGGATGTTACAAGTGTATCATGTGAAAGGGGGACAAAAAACATGATGAAAAAAGACCGAATCAAAGAAATATCGACACATCTATCAGTCAACAGAGTAAATTATATGTTAAGTTTTCGTGGGAATCTCCATGAGTTTCTCAATGAGCCGGACATGACGGTTTACAAGCTTGCTGATGAAGCTAATTTACCTTATTCTACGCTTAATTCACTACTATACGGTAATTCTAACGACACAAAGCTATCGACCGCTGTTGCGCTTGCTAGAGCCTTTGGAATCAGTGTAGACGAACTAGTAGGTTGTGGCACTATGGAAGATAAGATGTTGGAATCTGTCAAGATATGCCGCAGTCTGCCGGAACACTCTCTGTACCTTATCCGTTACTTCATACGTCATCAAGCTAAAATCTATTTCAGCCTTGAAAAATCGCACAAGTATATTTCTGTCCTTAATCCACAACTTATGAATGGAATTATCGCAACCACAAATGCTGTGGAACCCATGTGCATAGAAAATTTGCCGGAAGACATAAAATCTAAGGCTTATATCGGTGTGAAAATTCCGTGCGACTACTATATGCCGTTTTATCTGCCTGGGGAAATTATTCTCCTTGCAGCGGATCGTGAACCGCAAGACGGTGAACGATGTATTGTGACCAGTAATGGTGGGATATATATTGTCGTGAAAACACATATAATTGAAGATGGTGTAAGAAAATGGAGATATGTTCCGCTTATGTCTCCGAACAGCATACTCCCGGAAAATCTTATTGATGACATGATAGGATATGTGGTTGGTTTCGTCAACAATGACGGTGACTGGGGAATCAGATAAAGAGATTAAGAGCATGGCTTTTACGTCATGCTCTTTTTGATTGATTTATTTTTGCTTCTAATCTCTGCCCGACAGATATCACTACTTCTGTAAATGGCAAGTTAAACAATGTAACGAGCATAGAAAAAATAGAAATAGCAAACGGCAAGATATCCTCTGGTGTACTTGTGGTCACCGATTTGATCCCCGAAGGAAAGAATGCATTTGCATTTATAATTACTAATGGTACAAACATTCAGTCGCACACTGCGCAAATATGGAAAAATTTAAACAATGGATCGGTTAATGTATCATTTAAGTTATGGTCTGAAACTACACTCGTTATGAATGGTACAGTAAGCGGGATTTTACTTTGCATATAAATGTGCTATTAAAAACATTCTCATTTGCAGAGAACGATACTATCTATAGTTACGGATACGGTGCCAGAATTTACTCCGAGGAAAAAGCAAAGGTATCCGTTACTTGCTGCATCGGATATATCCAGTACATTATCACCAGTTACAATCCTCTGATAACCGTCCTTAGGTGCCAGTCTATCTCCATAATTTGTTTTATCGGTATTCAAGTTTGCATATGCGTTATTACTACCACTTCCGCTAACGGTTGCATGGAATTTGACTTTTTTATACACGGTGCGATCTATGAGTTTTCCGGATCCTATGACTACGGAATATGAACCACTCGTATTAGTTGCATTTGTAGTAGACATTACTATGGCATTTAAATTTACGTTGCCAGTATAATTACCGCTCGTTTTGGTAAATCCGCCACTTATATCCGTATTTACACTACCTTGACCAGATATAAAGAGAGGTATATCAGTTTGTTCTCCTGATTTCCAATCTACCCAAGTGCCATTATATAGGATCTGTACAGTGTCAGTGTCAGTATTATAACGTACGCTTAACTTGCCATTTACATCATTTATGGCTGCATTAGTATCATTGATGTCTTTTGCACCGAATGAGGTTCCTACTTGCGTATATTCGGTAACATCAACAAAAGAAACAGTTCCATCGTCATTTTGTATTTGCTGATATTTTCTTAACTGGTTTTTAGTTGTGTCTAATACATCATCAACATAGTTTGTTTTTAAATCTGCCATAATTACACCTTAAATCCTTTCTGACCGCCAAGCGTAAAGGCAAGTCGGTTCTGCGCTTTTCTTTGTGCTACTAACGTATTGTATATTTTTAATTGCAACGATTCTATTCTGTTCCAGTCTTCATATGTTGGAACCGATTTATTCTCTTTCCATGTTTTAAATTGTTCAGGAAATAAGAAAGTGGAACTGTTAATTTCTGCCAACGTAGTTTCAAATAAAGTAACTTCATCGGCATAAATCAGATCTGCTTCAACCTTATCCTCTCCAAGATTAAAAGATGATATTTTATACATAGATTCTGCAGTGCTTTTTAGTTCCAAAAGATTATTTTTAATACGGTTGTAATCTGTATATAAAAAATAATCTCCTATATATGTTTCACTATTCCATTCAGAAGACCAATTTGTTTTAGGATCTGCCCACATTATGCTTCCTCCACATCTCCAAACAATTCTATATATTTCTCTGTATCATTCAGCCCCAAATACTCTTTTATATCTTCTTTTGTTTTGGGAACTATTTCTCCGTTTGGATAAAACAAGAAAAAATTACCTTTTTCTGTTCTGAATATTTTTCTGTTTGTCATTTCATCAACATATATTATTTCAGAAGTTTGCGTGTTATACAGAAGACCGTTAATTATTTTTTTCATTACAACCTCCTTATGTTCTCATTGCTCTTCGTAATTGTAAGGATCCATTAAAAGCACCATTAAAGTTTAATTTGTGTGTTTCCACTTCTACTTGTAAGCTGTTTACAATATCACTTTCCATGAAAATAATATCAGCAGCTTCCAGCACCGGATCCCCTCTGTATTGAACATCATAAGAAATATTATTCGCATAATAATTCCCAAGCCATTCAGCAACAATCCTTGCATGATCTTCCGTTGAAATAAGTTGATTTTCACAATACCTTATTTCGCCAGAGTTGTTAATTGATTTCTTTAGATATACGTTATCTTCAACTACTTGCGGTGTATTATCCTCTCCGTTTTGAAATGTATATATTTTGACAAAAACATCTTTTGTTTTTCTTTCTGCGTATCCATAAGGATTTTCTGTCATAGAGTCTTTTTTCAACTCATAATCAGATAAATCTCCAAAACTGATTTTATCAATCAAAACTCTGTTTTTAGGATATGCTTTTGTTATCTCGAAACGAATACTGTCAAAGTTTTCAAATTCATCATTTAACAATGATTTTTCTTTCAAAGCATCATATTTGAAAGTCTTAAGAAGTGTGTCTCCATTATATGTAGATACTTTCATCTCTTTTGGAGGGTTACCCTGGAATGAAATATACAATCCATAATACGTGTATGCTGCAGGAAGTTTTAATGTAAGCACTGGATTCTCCGAAAACAATCCATTTTCATCAGAAACATTGCTTGTAACATATCCTGTCTGTTCAATGGCTGTACCGGTATTCCTCGGAAGAAAAAGTTGTGAACCGTCTACACGCATAAAATTCCTTGTCAGCTCTGCATATACATTGTTGTTTCCATATAATACATTAGTGGCATTTCCCCACCATGCAGTTCCGTTTGATGTAACCTGCATATCTGCCGGATCTATAACATTTGCAAAGTTGGCTTTAATATTTACTCTTCCGTCAGAATCTACAAATAAAATGCATCTTGAAGCGTTGCACAATAATTGCAAACATTCTTTGTGAGGTGCTTCCGGCATTGGATTGTGTAGGCTCACATCTCTTAAACAATCGTCAACAAAATACTCGTCAGGCTCGAATCCGGCATCTTTTAGAATGCTAATAGCTTCTGCATATGCTGTTCTATCGTATATTTTGTTTCCTATTGTATAGTTGTCTTCCAAAGTTGAAAGAACATCATTCGCGGTGAAAGACATTTGATTTTTTTTAGAGTTCCAGTCAGTCAAAAGCATTGTGGCTTTTTTATGCCATTCCACTGTTTCGTCTGACAGGACCATTCCGTATGATAACTCCATTTTTTGTCCTGTTTCAAGGAAATTGATAAATGAATTATCATCGTCTACATTGTATACATTGTTTTTATCCAGTATTGTTACAGATAATTTTCTGTATGGAATCTCCGCTGAAATTCCATTAACAAATTCTTCAAAAGATGCTGTTGACACATCATTATTTCTATATGTCAATCCAACACCCATTACGATTTTTTCTACTCTAAGACGTTTATTTCCTCCGACCATAGATATAGGAATTATTTGTATATTTGTGGTGTTTCCGATTACATCCGTTGTTGAAAAATCGTGTTTATCATTTGTATAAGTCAATTCTTTTTCATCTGTAACAATTTTGAAGCTAGTCGGGTAATATTTCCCGAAATCTATCGTAAGTCCTTTGATGGAATACTCTTGTGGAAATGCTACTTTTACAGTTTCCATTACGTTTTGTGTGGTTAATGGAGCATTGCGTAGTTGGTACAATCCGCTTGTCTCTCTCGGAAGAAAATACATTTGACCGTCTACACGCATATAATTTTGCTCCAATGTAGCATATTCCGTATATTCTGCATCATTTCTAAACGGCAAAACCTTGTTTCCCCAATATGCGTAATCACCTTCAAAATGAGCCGTATTTTGTGCATCACCATTTACTACACCGAGAGTAATTGATATGTATGCCCTGTCTCTTATCTTTTTCTGCATTGCAGACTTATAAGCGTTAGAAGCTTTTATCATTCTTCCCACCCACAATCAATTAAATTGAATTTACACGTTTCATAGTTCCTATAAAAAATATCATCCAAAAACAACGGCTTGCCGGTAGTGTCTCCTGGATACATTGTGTGTGTATGCCTTACATTGTCATCCCCGGTAAACGTAACCAGCACAAAAAATGGCTCTAAAGCATCTTGCATTTCTTTCCATGTTTCCGCATCTAAACCATTCCATTGAAGATTATTTATCTTCCACAATTTTCTTCCGACTTTTTGACCGACAACTGCAGCATTTACATTTCTTCCTGAATCAACCGTCTGCGACCGAACTATTTCCATCCCAGGAGCCGGGCACGGAAAGCGTACTCCGTTTACTATGATGAAATCACTTGCTCTTGCTATCATTGTGTTTTCCTCCATAGAAAAAAAGAGTGGGAATAAATCCCACTCTTAAGTAATAATCTGTAATCCCATAGCTTTCTGACCCCTTAAGTTTGCCCTTGCTATGTCTCTATCACCGATATTGACAGATGTTTCTTTTGCAAGTAACTGCTTAAGCAGGTCAATTTCCTGTTGCATCATGCGCATTTGCGCTTCTGCTGTGGTGCTAATGGCATCTTTGATTCCAGTGATTTCCACTCCGCCGGCAACCGCTGTTTTGCCACCTACTGTTCCGGCAATCTCCGGTACACCGTTTTCTCCTGCCATAAACATTGTGTATCTGCTTGGAACATAACCGCCAGTTTCAAATTTTGGGATAGTGATATGTGGAATTCCAGGAATATCAATATTAAAACCGACCCAACCAGCCGCGTCTCCTAATGCTTTCCTCAATCCGCTTGTCATGCCGTTTATGGCGTCAATTACAAGGTTTACACCACTTTCTGCTATACCAGCTATCGCATTCCATGCACCCTTAAAAATATCTTTGATTCCATCCCAAGCAGTTGACCAGTCTTTTGTAAATACTCCGGAAATAAACTTAATCAATCCGGAAAATGTAAGTTTTAAAGATGTGATTTTGTTCCCTATAAACTTAAATACAGTTTCAAACATCGGTTTAAAATCTTCCCATAAGTGATTTACTAATGGGGATAACACATTGTTCCATAGAAAATTAAACACTTCTATAACAGGACTTACTTGTTCTACGACATAATTCATTATATCAATAATTGCATTAAAAGCTGTTCCAAGCACACTACCTAAAGCATCTGCTAAAGGAACCACTACATTTTGCCAAAGCATTGTAAGTATGTCTGCAACAATCTGAATTGCAGGATTTAAGATATTTCCAAGGAATGTTCCAAACGGAACAAGCACTCCATTCCAAAGATTTTCAAAAGCACTTTGCAATTTCGGAAGCACTTCTTCACCAACATATTTTAATGCCGGATTTAGCATATCCTGCCATATGCTTGTGAATGCAGTCTTCAAAAATTCTCCTATCGGAGTAAGCACATCTACAAGCCCTGTCCATGCATTCTGTAAATCTGGTATAACCGTTGTTGTTAAAAACTCCATTGCAGGAGTGAGATTATCCGCAATGGCTGAAATTGATTCCTTGAAACTCTTTCTAACATCCTCATTTGTTGCATATACAAGTGCAAGTCCTGCTACAACCGCTGTGATAGCCGCTGTTGCCGCTACTGCTCCTGCACTAATACCACCAAACAATCCGGTTGCTCCTGCCGCTGCGGCTCCCTCTGCTCCTGTTGCCGCTCCAGTTCCCAGCAGACTTCCAAGAATTGTTTCTCCGATTCCTGCTCCTGCCTTACCACCCATTGACAAAACAATAGAATCTTTGATTGCTTTCCATAATATATCTCCCAGTCCGGTGAATTTCAAAAGACCTATTGCTGTCAGAATCGTGGTTTCAATCGGTGCAGCATCAAAACTTCCTTTCCATAGATCGATTGCCGCATCTATGGCAGTTTCTATGAAATTTCCGGCAGATGTAAAGATTGCTGTCCAATCCATTCCGTCCAAGAAACTACCTATGTGTCTTCCGATTTTTTCCCAGTCCACAGAATCTATTGCTCTTGTGAACCAGTCAAAAATACCAGTTACCAGTTTGGAAGTATCCATTCCGGCAACTTTAAACCATGCATCAGAATCAAACTTAAATGCATACGCCAGATCTTCTATAATATCTTTTACTGGCTTAAACACCTTGCTTACTTTGTCAGCCCAACCCATAGCCGTATTCTGCATTTTGTCAAATGCTTCCTGCCATACTTTTTCGTATTCAGCAGTAGCATCCATGATTTCTTTGGTAAGGTCAATTCCTGCTCCACCAGCAGAAGAACTTCCGTTTGAACCGCTATTAGGATCAATGATATTTAATTCATCAATACCAAGTGTGTAACTTTTAGCCTTTTTTGCGCTTTTCCCAACTTTATCCAGTGCATCTGCCGTGTTTTCCAAATTTTCATTGTACCCGGATACACCTTGACCGAATGCAGAAAAGTCAATTTTAATTCCCAGTAAGCTTGCCACACTAACAAGCAGTCTCTTAATCGCAATTACGACACCGTTAATGACAGGAAGTACTTTTTGCAATACCGGAATAAACAACTGTCCCAGTACCATGCCGGCTTCTTTTACGTTGTTAGTAAACTGACGAATCATGTTACTTGGAGAATTGATTGTATTCGCCAAGTCTCCCCATGATACCTTTGACTGGTCTAAAATTGCCAGCAAACGTAACTGCTGTTTCTCTGCCTGTGACATTTCAGAGACAGCTTTTTCAATGCCGTATCTGTAAGCATAGGTCTGCAATGTGGCATTCGTGATATCAATACCATACTTATACAGTGCTCTTGACTGACCGATCAAACCGGACTGTAAGTTTGTTGCAACTGTACTGAAATCTACGTTAAACAGAGATGAAATGTCCCCGGCAAGCATGGTCATAGACTTTGAAATTGCCGTAGTGACTTCTCCTGTCTGCCCTAAAGAGTTGGTGATAGATGCAAGTTGTGAAGCGTACTGCGTAATCTCCTGTAAATTCAGTCCCAGGTTCTTCATTCCGCTTTCAGAAATCAGTCCACCGTCTACATCTACTTTCAGACCGGACATTTTACCAAGAAGTTCATTTACACGGTTTCCGAAACTCTGCGCATAATCCTCTGCGTTGTCGTAACCGAATTTTTCAAAATCCTTGCCCCATTCCTTGCCGACTTTATTAAATGCTACCGTGTAGTAGTTAAATGCTTCTATATAGTCCGTAGTTCCCTCTATGGACTTCCACAGACTTTTAATTCCACGGATCACAAGGAAATATGTTGCGTAGAATCTGCCGAAAGCCGCAGCAAGACTGAATGTGCTTTTCGTGGCTCTTCTTGCGCTTACCGTATAGGTGTTCAGATTACGGCCTAAAGAGTTTGCGGCTCTTCCGGATGCCGCACCAGTAGATGCCAGTCCTGCCAGTGCGTTTGTCATGCGGATGATATTCTCACTTACATTCGGAACGGTTGAAAGAGTGGTGAATAACTGCTTCAAATTCTTTGCCAGTAAAGGAATGTTTGTGATTGCTCTGCCGGATGCCACACCACCAAGTCTTGAAATCGAAGATGCTATGCTCGCAATATCCCCTACTCCATCTACTTTTGTTCCTGCCATGTCAGCAGAAAAAGTCTTCAGTGCAGATGAAATCCTGCTTAATCCGCTTGTATCTATTTTCCCCATTCTGTTAATGGAATTTGTCAATGTGGAGATATTCTTAATGCCGCTTGTATTCATGGAACTGGCGGCATTTGCGATACTCTGTATGCTATTAGAAATGCTTGTCAGTTTGGATGTATCAATGGACAAGCTTCTCTGAAAATTCGTAAGGCTGTTTGCTAACTTATTTAGTGCGTTACTTGCGTTATTCGCATCCGCTTTTATTTTAATCTGTAAAGAATCAATATCCATACCGCACCGCCTTTACCGCAATAAAAAAGGAAGTGTCTGCCACTTCCAAGAAAAAGAGCGGCAAGCTGTGACACCTACCGCTCCTAAAATCACTTTTTGAGATATGCCCTTGTAACCGTACCGATTTTTCCGTCCACTTTGATACCGACACTCTTTTGGAATGCTTTTACTGCATCAGAAGTGGTTTTTCCAAAATATCCGTCAATGTTCGTCTTACCTTTCGCATTTACAGACGGCATAAATCCTTTCCTTACAAGTTCGTACTGCGACCACTTGACATCATTTCCCTTCATCATTGCCATACGCTTGTAATAAAGAAGTCTTTCCGGCTCTGTATAAGGGTTTCTATGGCTTGTAAAATCCTCATATACGGCATCTAATTCCTTGTACCATACATTCATGTCTACATTTCCTACAATACCGCCTACACGCCCTTTAGAAGTGTACTGCCAGCCTACCATGTTAGGTACTTGCGGCTGATACTTTACATCACACTTGCCGTTGTTCTTTCCGTACCGTGCGATCCACATGGGATAACTCACACCGCCATAAGGCTTAATGTATGTCTTGTAAAAACTTTCCCCAGTGTATACACCGAACTGTAATCCTGCATCGGTGATAACCTTTCCGTAAGCATTGATAATAGAAATAATATTTTTGCCAAGACCTTTCATAACGGCATCTTCAACATCAAGATATACTGTCACTTTTCTACCGTTAAGAATAGTAAGCACTCTTCTTGCATCAGATCGTGATTTTGCAACCGTTGTAATATATCCGTATTCATATACTCCGTGCACATGGACATTGTGCTCTTTACAACCTTTCCAGTTCTCCTCGAACTTCTTGTCCGGGTTCAAATCCTTACGGATGACTTTCAGAATAGCAAAATCAATACCGTTCTGTTTTACCGCCCACCAGTTAATCGTCCCCTGGTATGAGGACACATCAATTCCTGTTAAACTCATGTTTGTTTCTCCTTTTTGGGATGTGATAATTCAAAATTAGCCTGCATTGCCATAAGTCCTGCAAGGAACGCTTTCCTTTGCTTCTGAATTTCTTTTTCATTATTAGCAATGTCAGCACGTTCTATAATAGGCTTGTCAATATACTTCGATTGTGCTTTTCGACCGTTTAGGCAATGGTCTATTGCAAAGATTAATGCAGATATTCCATAATCTCCCCACCGTTGCCATGAATTCCTATCTTCTTCCTCTTTTTTGAGTTTATATCCTTTGTAACACCACTCTAATTTCTTAGGATTCAGATGTTTGAACTCTTCTATCGAAATTCCCATGGAAAAAGCAAATGGAAAATATTCTTCCCATATTATTTTGTGCCAGTCGATTTCTTCTTGTGATCCTGTGGCATCTTCGTTACCTTGCTGTCCTCTTTCTCCATCTCTTCCTTGGTCTGCGTCATCATTTCCGTCAGACCCGACAGTTCGAAAAAACCGTCTTCTTTCATACAGTCTGTCAGTTCTCCATACAGCTTCACAAAAGAAAGGCCGTTTGCTTTCATGTATTCTTTCATTAAAGCATTGGATTCATCCGGTGTAATACCTTCATGGTTTTCGATAAGACCAGCATAAAAAGCCGTTTTGCATACATGAGGAAATTCTGCAAGCATATATCCGCTACCATCTACAATTTCTTCTGGTGTGGGATTCTGTACATTTTTTGCTTTTTTAGCTACATAGCCACCGGAAAGCATAAGAAACATCTTTTGAATCAAATCCTTGCACTCCACAGCACCGAATCCAAACTCTAAAGTATATTCAACATCATTAACTAAAATCTTCTTCATAAAAACATATCCTTTCCCCAACATTTTGTTGGAAAGGAGCCGCCCGAAGACGGCTCTCTTTTTGCTAAATCAATGTTTCGTCTACCGCTTCATCAAAGTCAGCCACGGCAGTGTTATTTGTTTCTGACTGACTTTCTATTCCCCCGTTGTCAGTGCAACAGTAGAATCCAAACCTTTGTATTCCTCAATGGTAAGGTTCATTTCAATCGTCAGAAGTTCATTCTGTCCGATCTCTGGCTGTGGAATCTGCTCAGGTGGCTGTGCCACAACAAAGAAAGATTTCTCTTCTCCGGGAATGACAGTTTCAAACCACATTCTATTTCCACCAGTAAGAGCCTTGTAAGCTGTGATAAGTGCAGTCCATTCAGCCACGGTCTCTGATGTGAAGTTGACTGTGACTGTAAAAGATCCACCAGTATCTGCACGACCTTTTACATATCTGGTGATTGCATCTTCTAACGCAGAAGCATCAATCTGCTCCGGCTCAATGCTGATGCCGCCAATGGCATTGATTCTTGTAAGTTGCTTAAAACTTGTAGGTTTTGTTCCGGCGGTTGTTTCTGTACCATATCCGAAAGTAATGCCTAAAGTAGAAACTCCGGCTGCTGCCATAATTTATACCTCCTTAAATTTGCATAAAAAAATATAGCCAGATGGCTATAATAGTTACAATGTATCATCAGCACCGACTGTTCTTCTGAACCGTGCGGTGCTTCTGTATGTGTCCTGCGAAGTATTATTGAACTCCGGCATGGAAGTTATTTGAAATCGCAGACGTTTGAAAAGTCCAGCAACCGTAGACATGATAGCTTCGGCTTCTTCTTGACTTTTGTTGGTTATCACATCCACCTGGTATGATGCTGTGATTCCATTAACAGAACGTGCTTCAAGGTCTTGTCCTGTCTCTGTAAACGGCATAGCATGAAAGTACACCGTAGGGAATGTAGGGTCTGACAAATCCTTACTTTTGTCCGTCACATAAGCTTTTGGATGACTCTGTGGTATCTTCATTTTTAAGTACGATGCAATCTTGACTTTGAAATCTGATACCCACTGATATTCATTATTTTCCATTTGATGACCTCCTTAATTCTCGAAGATCTCCTTGAAACAGAATCACATTAGGATCATTATACCCTCTGTAAATTCTAGCCATAATGGATTTTGGGTTTATCCCTAGCAGTTCTCCCCACTCTGTTGCGCATCTTGTTTCTCCATTTTTTGTAATCAAAACATTACTTGTCTTGTTTCTTGCTTGTTCTTTCATGGTTATAAAGGTACAGTTTTCAGGGCAATAATTTTTATGGACATCTATTCTTTCAATAGATAGTTTTGGATTCCATCCATTTTCCAAACACCAGTCAGCAAAAGAATGAAAATCATTCTTCCATTTTTCGCATATGCAAATACCTTTTTCTCCGTATGAATAATATCTTTCAGATTTAGGGTCATAGCATCTTTTTCGCATATTGCTCCAAACTCCGTATAGCTTTTCATAATCTTTTGAAGACATTCCATATGAATTTTTATTTAAGCATCCGCAGGATTTTGCTTTTTTAAGTTGATCGGTTCTTACATATTTTGTTTTCCCACAATCGCACTTTACTTTTACATATTTCCTGTTTTTTTCGTATTTTTCTTCTCCAATGATTACTACTTTTCCAAAACGCTGACCGATATAATAGTTCATAAATCTCTCCTTTTTTCTATAAAAAGAAAAAAGCAGGACTTATTGCTGTCTCACGACATGAGCCTACTTCTCATTAAAAATCTTTTCTGCTTCTGTTTTTACAACACTTAGCAATTCCATAGATGTGTTATACATAAATGGTCTGCTGTCCATACCTTCGCACCAATAAACTTTCCCGTCTTTGCCTTTGTAAAACCATCCATATTGACCGGATTTTAATTGCATGATGTGTGAACCACTGCCGTAATTCCATTGAACACCTTCCGGCAAAGGATATGGATATTCTTTCTTTCCACCCATGCTACCAAGAGTACCAAACTCAACGAAAAGCGCATGGTCTGTACCGGCAACCACCGCCCAAACACCGCCACCCTTTACAGAGCCAACGTATTCCGAATGGATGCTTTGCAAAAGTTCCGATGTAAAGATAGCATCAAGATCAGCAATTTGCACTCTAGCAATCTCTACGCCTTTTTCTGCCAGTGTTTCAGCAAGTAGACTACATTTATAGGTCAAACTATTTTCATAGTCTCTAATAGCCTTTACAGCCGCTTGTATGGACTTTTGGTCAAACAGGTTGATATTGATTGTCTTTCCCATATGTTCCTACCATTTCTTTAGAATAGTCACATCCGTGAATCCATACACCTTTTTCAGTGAAAATTCCATTTTTCAGTTTTGGAATAGTTAATTTTTCTTTGTCACCTTCCATAGTCAATCACCTACTTCACCGTCTTTTGCAACAAGAACAAATCTGCTGTCAGTCCCTCGTCTGCAACGCCTTTGACAACATAGTCCGCAGTCTTGCTGTCCACAATTCCGTCATCGTCACGACCTACTTCCGACTTCTTCCAGATAACATCCCCTGCCTTAATCGGCAAATAGCCTTTGTCGGTCACAATCTGACAATACGAACTGGAATCATCAATACCAAATTCCTTTACCAGTACTTCCGACAGCTTATTGCTGATGTTGGCAGAAAAAAGGACGGGTTCTAAAAATTCCGTAATCGTTCCTTTGATTGACGGAATTTTTTCACCTGCCACTTCATCGTAAATAATGTTACCGTTTTTGTCACGGTTATAAATCGTGACTTTTTCTCCCTGCCGTGAGTACTTCATGTCCTGCTTGTTAATGTCAAGCATCTTTCTTCACCTGCTTGTAAATCTGATTTACACCAGTGCTTGCCAAACCGGAAACAATGCCTACCGCAATCGCATTCAGCACATCATTTGCCGGGAAATCCGGAATAACATACATTCCTACTACTCCGAGAATGCCACCAACAATGCCAACAACAACCGGGATGTAGTTATCCTTAATAACCGGAATAAGCTTCGCTCCAATACCGGCAAGATAGCAAATAACCACGATTGCAACACAAGTTCCTACCTGTGAAAAATCCATCATTCCTTACCTCCGTTCTCTTTAATGTTAAGTCTTTCCTCAATTCCATCAAGTCTATGATGCGCAGATGCCGTACTGGCTTCAACCTTTGTCAGCTTCTGTTCATGCTCTGCAAGCTCTTTCTTCATCTCTGAACGCTCGCTTTTCATTTCATTGATAGTATCAAGGATGGTGTCCAGTTTCATGTTGATGCGTGTGTTTTCTTTCACACGTTCCTCAATATCCTTTGTGTCTGTTCTTTTGTTGTTTTTCAGACCAATGTAGACGGAAAAACCGAGCGATAACACGCTTATAATGATTGCTGTAGATAACTCTATAGTCACATCATATACCGCCTTCCTTGTTTGTTGGCACACCGCCCACCACCCTTAAAGTGTGCCGCCTGCAACCTTATTACTGAAATCAGTAACATGGTCACGCACAATCTTCTAAACCCCTCGATTTCGATGGGGTTATAAAACTTTTGCAAATGGAAATACGCCAACAAACAGATCTTCCCGTTCTCTCCATGTTCTCGACACACCATTCTCTGAATAGCTTGCCATGAAGTTTTCACCGGCTTGCGATCTGTCATACACAACAAGATTAACAACCACGGACTGAAATTTTTTCATATCCGCAGCAATCTTCTCTTCCGTGTAACTTTCCGGGTACATTCTTTTTGCTCTGATGTCGGCTTCTGCTTGACTGATAAGTTGTTCCAAAAGAGGATTTTCTTCCAAATGGTCAAACACGACCTTGGAACTTTCAGAATCAATATGAAATTGTTTCAGACGGATTTTTACTTGCTCCAAAGTCGTATATTCTGCCATGTGTTACCTCTTATTCATCCTTTGCTACTACTGCCTTGCTGCCAGCCTTAACTGCCTTGTAAGATCCATCGCATTCTACTACGGTGATAATCTTTCCAGTTTCTGCGGTAATCTCTTCGCTACCGTCCCATGCAGCCCACGTCTGTACAGATTTTCCATAAGTTACAGTTTGAGCGGATTCTCCAATCTTGTACTTATAAGAGTTACCTGCGCCTTTGCTAGGGCTTACAGTAATCTTTGTTTTACCATTGTCTGTGGCGCTTGCAATGCTGGTAACAGTCAATGTACCAAGAGTGTTATCTCCTGTAATTGTGGACACTACAATGCCGTCAATTCTTTCTGCGAAAAGAACAATGCCAGAAATGACAGTGTCCTTACAGGTCATGTTGTCATAATCCGGCGTTTCATGGATTCCAATATATCCGGTTGCATCAGAAGTAAAAGTGAATGCTTCATCCAGATCCGCACCGTTTACAGGAATGTAGTACAGAACAATATTATCTTTTGCGGTTGCATAGATGCTTCCCTTTGGTACAGAACTGTTAAAGATAACAGTGCCAAGTCCAAGGAAGTTCTCTACATAGGTCATGCCAAAAGCATTTTGTAAAGAGATTTGTGCGGTTGCCAGATAATCTGCCACATCCAGCGGATTCATGAAGTATACTGCTTGAATTTCATCATCTTCAAACAGCACCTGTAACTGTCCCCATGCCTGTGCAAGTGCAGCCTGGAAAGTCTTTCCAGAAGCAGAGCCTGTGCCAGTAGAAAGAAAATCAAAGAAGTTCTTACGGATTCCCTTCTGCACATCTTTCAGCATTTCGTCGCCAGTCATTACAACCGCTTGATCGTACCCCTTTTCGATGATGGCTTCTGCGGAAGTGGCTTTTCTCCACTTCTTCAAAGTAATCTCTTCATAGTTTACGGGTACAGTTTTGTATTTAGAAAGAGGAATGGTATCTCCTTCTGCAACCAGTCCATCTTGAAGAGTTCCTACTGCCTTGTAGGACTTCAACATGGTTCCTGCTGCCTTAGGGATTTTTCTGGTTACTCCAAGGGCTTCTACCAACTTTTTAATGGAATACCCAAAAAGGTTTACGAACTCAATTTCTCTTGCTTTTGCAAGGTCATCTTTCTTAATCAGATTGTTTTCTGCTGCCATAGTTTATACCTCCTAAAATAAATCTTGGTTCATTGCAATAGCACGTCTACGCTCATTTCTGTCCGGAATTGCCATAATCTGATCTTTGGTCATACCAGAGTATTCGCCGCCACCGATATTCACTCTTGGTCTTGTGCGCATCCATTCAGCCTGTGCTTCTGCTACTGCCGCTTTTTTTTCGTTTTCAATAATAGTTGCAATGGCGGTATGGTCAGATTCCGAAACCGCATCAATCAACTTTTCAACAGATTTTTCAGAAACTCCCTTGTAGGCAGCTACTGCCTTAATGTGGTTAAGTTCCTTTCGCATGGACTCTCTTTCTTCGTCCGCAATTCTCTGTGCTTCTGCTTTTGCTTCCGCTTCCTGCTCTTCCGCAGTCTGCTTCGATCGAAGTTGTTTCTTGTACTCTGCTGCTTCCGAACTAGCTTTATCAGATCTGTTTTTATACTTCTCTTTTTCAGCTCTTTCCGTAGCAAGTTGCGCCATGAGTTCTTCAACAGTAGGCTGTTTGCCTTCAATCTGTTGTCCACTAACTTCTGTTGTTTGTGTTTCTGTTGTCTGTGTGGTTACATCTGCCATGATTTTTACCTCATTCTTTCTTAATCTTGCTCTTTATACTTTTTCTCTAAGTTCTTGCGATTAACGTCTTCTCTGACGTAAGGCATATAAAAAGCCACTGGGAAAACCCAATGGCTTGATATCATGATATTTATTTGTCTGTACGGCTCTTATCAATTAAAGGGCTGTTAGAAATTTGGTCTGACAAGTCTTGCATTGTCCTTTCCGAATTTGGTTCTTTTTCTCCATCCCCACCTTCTCCAGCATTTTGGCTATTTGTTTTATAAATAGTTTCTTGGTATTTGCGAACTCCTTCTCCACTTCTGCTGCATACCTTGCTTGGATCATCGAAAAACGGGATGGAATCAGTAGTATCTTCAAGACTAAATCCATGACTGAGCATAGTAGCCATTGCATTCACCTTCGTTGACATTTCGTATGTCTTTTGTCGCTTGATGTTTGGCTCTAAATCAGCTATTGTAAGTTTTCTCATTGGATCATCTTGCGGAACATAGGAAGATGCATTGATAGCTGCTAACACAACCTCAACCTCTTCCATTTTGCACGAATCAATAATCATCTGCTGTTTTGATGCCGCTGCTTCTGCATGGCTCCACCCTGTAGCATCACTCATTGCGACACCAGTACTGCCACCAGAATTATCATTTCTTTGCGGTACATTGCACTTTTGCAAGATTGTTTGTCTCCGTACCTGTATATTGTTAAGCATTCCTTCGTAGTCATAATTAACAGCAAGTGCTTCTACAATAGGTGTTTTTCCATCGGATGCCGTATATGTTTGCATCCATTCACCAGACTTTGGCTTTCTTACGCTTTCTGTAACTGTACCATCTTCGTTTTTTTCCTCAACAGTAGGAAAATCAACATCATTCGTGTGCCATATAGCTTGTGTATTTTGGTCAACATCATTGGAGAAATCCGAAATCATAAGATTCAAATTATCCATTTCGGAAATTTGCCGCTCCCACACTCCCATACGATCATAAGACCGGAAATACTCAACAATAGGGACAACTCCTAAAGGATTTTTTTCTCCGCTTCTTTCTTCGTGTTTCCATTTATTAGCATCATCTTCAACAGCATCGCCATTGATGATTTTGTTCATATCCCTAATTTCGTATCTGCTGTCTTTACTGTAACAAGTGTAGTATGTACTTCCGCTGTTTTTATCATGCCGGAATGTTACTCCAAGCATTGTTCTTCGATCTGCATAATAGCTTGACTTGATAACAAATGAAGTCATTGGATTAAGTACATCATATGTAAAATATGCTTTCCCAGGTTTCCATTCTGTATTTACGTCGATTAAAACATTGCAAATAGCACCTATTAACATAGGTCTTGCAATTTCTTGTGTTTTTGTTTTGATTTTTACAAGATTGTATTGCTTATTAAGGTTTTTTACTCCCTCTGCAATCTCTTTATCTTCTGCATCTCCAGTCTGAACCAACGTAATAGGATTCCCGAAGCCGAATGAACTCCAAAATTCCGTAACCTCGTTTGCCACATTATCTACGCAATGGCAATCAATGTCTGTTCTTACTTTCTTTTTTCTTTTAAGTGGCTGATTTCCTTCATCATACTCCATGAGGTATCTAATTCTTGCTGCATTTACCCTATGGTCTGTCATGGCATTCCTCAAAACATCAATGACATTTTTGTATGTAATTTCTTCTACATCCGTATAAAGTACAATTCTTCCAGTTTGCATTTTTATCACCTACATAAATGTCATTCCGCTGCTCTGGTCTCTTTTGGGAAGTTTCTTAATCTCACGTTCTCCGGTCTCCGTATGGTAAACAACCATCTTATTGCAATTCCGGCACTTATATGTCTTGTCAATGTGTGATTTTGAACTGCATTCACCGACCAACCGTCCGCATCCCGGACAGTACACTCTAATTTTTTGATTAAAAATCATAAATACCTCTTTTCTGCGCACAAAAATACCGCCCTTGCTGATAAGAGCGGTACTTCTGTAGTCTTCACATGATCTGAGGAGGAAATGAAAAATATCTTGGAATCTTTCTGCATCTTAATAGTATCACGGAAAAATCGGACATATCGGACAAGTTTATATGGAACTATACGATTTCGTATGTTTTTTCAAAAATATCAGGCTTGCAAGGGTAAAATTCTCCATTTACTCCTTTTATTATAAAATCATTTATAGATACGTTCATATATCCCTCTAAAGTTTTTATTTTCATGATTACATGAGGTGAAGATTTTCCTGCTCTCCAAGCATCATCGATAATTTCATATATAAGCGATTTCCCAACAAATGCTTTTATTTCATCTAAGTTAATGCCATTCCATCTAATAGCTTCAACAATAATAGGTATCTTTCTATATTTTGCCATTTTTATACCTCTGTATTATTTTAATTTGCCATATAGCGGTCAAATGCTTTTCTTACGCTATCCTCTGTGTTTCCACCACCGATTCTATCAGCAACCTTGTTCCATGATAATTTTTCAACAAAACGTAAATTGATGATCCTTCTTATACGGCTGTCCTGAACGCTTGCAATAAATTCTTCGACTTCATTATTTTTTTGCAGTAAATCGTCCTCTAAAAGCTGTAAAGTAGCCTTTCTGGAATAAAGCAGTGTCCGTTTTCTGCTGTACTCTGGATAAGGGAATCCTTCAATACGAAAATGTTCAGTGCCGCCGCATCCACCTGATACGCTGTCAACAACATTCCCATCCGATTCAATTTTTCTGATATCCGATTCAAGTTTTTTAATCTTCTGCTGTACTTCTTTGATTTCTTCCTGTAAATCTATGTATTGAGACAAAACCTCTTTGGTCACCATTTGATTTACCTCCTATATAGGGCTTGGCAAAATTACTGTTGGCTTTATGTATCCGCTACGCATCTCATTTTCAAACAGTGCAATGCTATCCGGCGCATCATCGTGTTTTACTTTTCCGCTACGTGTCATAGTGGTTAATTCCTTCATGAATTTGTAGTACTGGCTCTGCCTGTCCATTTTCTTGAAATCACGAAAATAGTAATCACGAATTACATTATCTCTTGCATTTTCCATTCTCGTAATTTTGTTTGAACAGTTAAATTTGAACCTTGCGCTACATCTGCCGCCCTGCGACTTTACAATGTCCATAACATCACGACCGAAATATTCTCCGGCACTGTTACTCTCAAAAGTGACTGTTTTAACATTGTGCTTAATAAGCATATTTGCGCATTCAGGCTTTGTGAACTGTGTTCCTGCATTATCAAATACTACATCAACGATATATACCTCGTTACCGTACACATATCCGACTGGCATAGCGCAGCTATCTTCTCCCTTGTCGGCACTATCGCAAGCCGCCATGATTGCATCCGGCTCTCTGTCAACTGGAAGTTCCTCAAAATAATTCAACTCACTTTCAGAGAACATTCTTCCCTTTGCTTCGTATGGCTCTTGTTGGAACTCTGCAGCCCAAGTTTCTTCGGAAACAAGTTTTCTTTCTTTCCGGTAATAGTCCGTAGTGAATATTTTTCTAAGGCCTTTCTTGTCCTTACGGTATATTTCCCAATTACTTTCATCTGTAACAGGATCCAGTGCCGGAATTGCAACTTCTCTCCATCTCCACCCAAGTTCATCAGCCTTGTTCTGTAGTGCTGTAATAGGGTCATACAGGCTGTATTTTGTTCCTTGGATAATAATGGGTGTGCCCTCTAATCTACGTCCTAAAACGTCATCTGTGACCTTTTCACACAGGAACTCTAATCTATCACGGTTTCTTGCTTCCTCGTGATTCTTTACGCAGTCATCAATATAGACAAGCACGTTTGCTTCGGTACAACCTACGATTGCGCCATCAATAGGTCGGCAAGTAAATGTTGGAAAGATATTCTTGCTTTTAAGGTCTATGGACAGATTCTCTGCGCTCTTGTATCCATCTTTGCTTATTTTTGTAGCTTCCGGAAAAACACTTAAAAACAGCTGATAGGTACTTTCAGTCTCAAATCCTTGTAAAAGACCACCGTAAAACCTCTTTACCAGTCCTTCACCTTTTCCTACACCGAAAATGCTTCCGCCCGGGTCTCTGCCGCCCATCATCTGTGCCAGTTTCAGTCCACCAGTGGTCTTACCAGTACGTTTTGGCTGTGAAACTGATAGAAAATCCAGTTTTCCATCGTAAATCTCTTGATATGCTCCGACTACCGGCTTTAGAACCTGTCTTCTCGGAAAATAGAACCTCTTCCACGGATCTTTTTCATCAATTTCGATGTAATAGAAAAAGCTATCCACAAGATAAGCAGATTCATACATGAGAGCACTGTAAAATTGTTCCAAAACCTTGTATGAAGTATTGTTATCCCCTGCGTAAACTTCCAGGTCTGCAACTCTGCCGCCGGTCTTATCCTTGACATATTGTGCAATGTATGTTTTTGCTTTTGCTGATTGCTGTAATCCGTATTCAATGTCATGTTCTGACCGAAAAGCAACTGCCAAAGCATCTATGTACGCATCAATTACCTGTTCATCAATTCCCTTGCGCTGTATGTAATTGTCATAGCTGTTTACTGCCGATATAAGGCTCTGACTTGCCAATATAAAAGAGCCCCCTTTCCTAAAATTTTGGAAATTTGGCTCTCTGCGTAGGCACTCTACGACTGGTGCTCTTGAAAATATTCTATTTGCTATGCTAAGCAGTCCAAAACACAACATAACACATATGGTTTGTGTCAAATGTTATACTGATAATTTGTTCTGCGCTCTTTAATTCTTCCCAATTCTGGTCATTTTGCAGAATGGCTTGATTTATATCATTAAGGTTTTTGCAATATTGCCATTTCACCAACTTTGCTTGATTCATAAATTATTTCACCCCAATTCTATTGATTTTCCCACACTTTGGACATTTGATTTCAGCCTGTCCGTTGAATTTACCTAACAGGCGGTTGCATTTGCTACAACGATGTTCGGACAGTTTTACATAAAAACATTTTTTCAAAGCTTCCTCGTCTTCCTTTGTATCTGCCACTACAATCGGGTCTTCTCCCAGTGTTGTACATTCAATTTTTACATTTTCAATATTACCGATGTTTTTAGGTGTGACCTGTCGAAACGCATCACGTTCTATGCTCTCAATTACTGCCGTCATACTCATTTTTTCATCCACCTACTTTCATATCAAGCATATATAATATTTCCTGTTCGGATACTTCTTTTGCTCCTTCTCTAACATGAAACAGTATTTCCATTAGTTGTTGATTATCTTTATCCGTCATTCTGTTTTTATCAATTGTTTCATCGATGCAGTAATATAAACAATGCCCATATCTACACCCCAAATGACTTCCATAAAATGATTTTCCAACAACGCCAACCTTATCTGTTATCAAAATATAATGTCTCAAATCCAAAAGATATTCTTTTTTGCTTTCCAGTAATTTCGGCAAAAGATTTTTCAAAAAGCTTACGACTTTTTCTTCTCTATCACTGATGTATAATATCGTGTCTTTCATTTTATTTCACAATCCTTCTGCTTTCTTCCATCACTTTACAGTTCCTTGCAAAATCTCTTTCAATAAAACTTTGCGGTATCCTTCCAAAATTTTCCAAAGCGTACTTATCTACCGCTTCTTTTGAAACATCTATACCAAAATTTATCAATGCTTCTTTAGGTGGCAATTGATACCCGGATAAAGGATTATCAATGTTATTCATTCTTCATCCACTCCTCAAACTCTTTACGGCATTTAGGGCACAAATGAAATTCTTTGTATCAAACATCGTGTATTTCTTTAATTTGAACTCCTGTACGCGATTGTGATACAAGTTCAGTATTAGCAACATACCCTGCTACATTTGCAAATTTCATACTATATTCTGCTGATGTAATCAATTTCCTTGTAAAAAAAGTTCTTCTTTGCGGCATCATTTCTATTTTAGATTCACACCGGTCACAGGTGTACCATTCTTTTTCATGTCTCATGTTGCACCTCGCTTAATATCCGCCATTATTCTCAATAAGCCATTCTTTCAATGCAACGTGTGCTTTTGCGAAGCATAATTCCATGTCCGTATCATTTTCATGTACGAGAATCGCATCATCACCATCTTTTCTACACTTAGGATAGTCGTTTGCGCATCCTCGTTTGTAAATATAGATTCCCCAGTCACATATCTTGCTATATGTTATTTCAAGATGCATCGGAAAATCTTGTGTCTTTTCATCAAAAAACTTTAAGAAATCATTCATCCTCATATCCTCCGTAACCCATGCAGACGGAATCGAACCGCCGACACACATCCTATGCGGATGCCGCTCTGCCACTGAAGCTATGCATGGTTGAGATGCAATATTCCCGGGGTTACTCCGCATTCTACAATCGCAGAGCATATTGCATCACTGTTTCAGCCAAAACATAGACCGTCTGCTGGCAGACAGCGTAATTTGACCGAAACGCCGTACACAGGATTTGAACCTGCAAGCCTTTTACAGCCAACGGTTTTCAAGACCGCTCCCTCACCACCCGGACATACGGCAAATATAGCATGGTTAATTGCTAGAACAGGTATCTCAACTCACAATTATGCATATCCCCCTGCGAACAATGATATGCGTTCCCACTCGTATAAACGCAGTGTGTAGGATTCGAACCTACAAGGCGAATAAACGCCCGGCGGCTTAGCAAGCCGTTCCAATACCATTATGGGAACACTGCATCTTGATGGTGCGATTTCTTGAAACAATCCATCCGTTACGACTATCAACCACGCACCTGCCCAATAGCGTCTTTTAGGATTGAATGAAAAAGTTGGGATGATGGGACTTGAACCCACAACCTATGCCGTAGAAGGACACTGCTCTTTCCATTTGCGCTACATCCCAATGTGCCGTATAACCACAGATGAACTTCTGGCATATCTATCTGCTACCTACCGACTATTGCAATCACGGTATCGTCTTATCACCGCAGATAAAGTTTTCACCGCTATATAGTTGCAAGGCTTCAAGCGGTTACGTGGAAAACCCTCACGAGCCTTGCGACGGCTCTTAACAGCATTCCGCTATGAGGGGAAAGGAGTATTCCATGTAGGTGGAATATTCGCAGATGGCAAAGACCGAAAGAAGAAAACATCTGCGAAACAGGACTACCAGGATTCGGACCTGGGAATGCAGCAGTCAAAGTGCTGTGCCTTACCGCTTGGCGATAGCCCTAAACTCCGGGAGAAAGACCATCTGCTCCCGGATTATTTTCGTGAAACACCTTATGTCGCTTTATCTAAAAAATTTTCTCGCCTGTGTACAGTACTTTGAAAAACTTGGTGTTGTCGAACGCATATTTCCATTTTTCGTTTCCCACACACAGGCTACATACACTCTTGATGCCTTGATTTCTCTGCCACATATCCAATGCCAACACAACACCAGATATTCGTCAATAACAATGGCTTTATGAATTTAACCCATTCAACATTGTGATATGGGATAATTCGCATAATCTCCGGTGGCAATTCACATTTCTCCTTAACTGGTAAATCTTCTTTAGGCTCTTTATCAAGTCTGCTCTTTTGGTGCTCCATCTGACAGCTAACCATTTCCGTAACGTTCTCACGGTCTCTTTTGATTCCGTGACCTTTCAGAAATAATTCGCATTGCAGAACTTCACCACATTTTGAACATTCGTCTTTTATCTCTTTCCCAAATATCTGCATACGCTTAATCCTTGCTTGTGACTACTGCTCTTAAAAATACTCCGATGATGAACAGGATATATACCCATGCAGGAGCTTGCAATTGAAACAGTATCCATGCTAAAACTATGTAAATGAAAATCATGTGGTACACCTCCTAAGGGTCTTTTTTATTTTTGAGGAAATTTGAGGGACTAAGTAGGGGCTGTTCGCTGGTCCTGTCAGACCCCCTCCCCCGGTGTGCCATGCGGCTTTTCAACTATGCGCAAAATTCGCGCTTCGCGCAGTCTTTATTGACACATCCTTAACTATCCAGTATTTCCGCACGTTTCAGCAGTTGTTGCTACCCATTCGCATCTGCATTGTCACTGTCATACACTCCGGAATCGGTCAACATTGATGTATTTTGTCCATTTGTACCGCCTAACTGTGGCAAATCCGAAGCGGTTAACGCTTGCTTGTGGTTCTGCTGCTCTCTCGATACTCCCGGAAGGTTCCAACCGTAGTGACGATTTAATATTGCTAGGATCCCTACAGGGTTGCGCTTTGCTGTGGCAAGTTTTGCGCTTAAAGACTCTTCGCGGAAATCCGATATCTTTTTGCCGATGTCAGAACTTAATGGACTTGATTTAGTTCCCTCATCTCTCCAAGTAGCTATAGTATATCTGTCTATACCTGTTAATAAGCTAAATCCTATAGCTGATACCTCTTTATCATACATCATACACATATATATATAATGATCGCATATGTTATTAACCAAATCATAGTTATAAGCATTATAATTACTATAACCACCTATAAACCCGTCTATGTTATGCATCTCTTTAGATTTAAGACAGTCAGGCTCATTAAATGCATGACGTTTGATATACATAAGAGCAGCATTCCAAACGCTTTGAGACTCTTTCTTAATATCTTCGATTTTCTGATCCTTGCAGAACTGGGAAAGGTATAGCTCCATGTCATTCTCATATACCTGGGATGTTTCTGTATTTTCAACTTTTTCCATTTCTGCACCTCCTTAAAAATCTGCAATAAAAAAATCACTAAGCATCACTTAATAAACCCATGTTTTTTTGATCTCCTCCACAGATCAGGCAAAAACATAAATTTACAAAAGTGATCAGCTAGTGACTTCTGATCGGTTCCGGTCTGTCGGCTCCGGTGGTCTTGGTTACAATCTGGGCGGCTGCATATCCAGAGGGGGTTGGATCTGTACCGCTGTCACTCGCACCGTATTAACGTCGGCTCCCTAACTGCTTTTATCATAACACAAGACCTATTTATAAATCCACAACAACCTTTTACGCATTTGATGATTTGTTGTGGTGGTATTCCTGCCGGTGATCCTGAGTATATAAAAATCATGCGATTAAAAAATATCATCCGTGTAAATTTGATAAATGGGATTTTTTAACAGACAGACAGGTGATCTTTGCAGATGGGTACATGGTGGCAGATGGTCAGCTCTAGTATTTATATATACTTGGTATATCATTGTCTTTCTGCACTTATTTATTTTTATTTTATCTAACCTTTATTTTATCTAATCTCCTTTTATTTAATCTGCGTCTACAAAATGTCTACAATTTGTCTACAAAATTTAGCACGTTAAAATGTCACAGTGAAAATAGATCAAGAAAAGCAGGCTGTTACACCTGCTTAAATCTTGTTAACAATATGCGCCGTATCTTTTCCGCCTGTCCTGTAATCGGTTCCAACGCTCGTCCTCCAATTGTTTCTTTTTCTGTACAAAATTTCTGTGATATTCCGGATCAAGTGAACGCAGACCGCACGCCCTAATAAATATTTTTTGAAGCAACGTTTTGTCTGCGAATTTCTGCCGATCCGCTATCAGTTGTGAAGCATCTGTGTAGCTTTCCACCTCTGGGATAACTTTGGCTTTTAACTCTTCCCACGCTTGCCGCTCGAATTTGTCTTTTATCTGCGGTTCATACCACGGGAAAAACGCTCTACAAGTCGATACGATCCGGGCGGCTTTCTTTGCTGTGATCTGCTCCGGTGTGCCTGTCATTTGGTTTCACTCTCCTTTTCAGCTTTCAGACGTTCCATTGCTGATTTATAAATTTCGTTTGCTTCTGCTGTCTTGCGCTCTACCCATTCAACATTACTTTCATCTGGCCGCTGTCCGGGTAAACCTGCCCATTTCGGAGGATGTTTAACAACTGGCGCAACTTCTCCGTGCTCTCTAGCGGCTCTTTCTGCCGCTGTTTTGGCTTGTAAAGCGTGTAGCCGTTCATTTGCCTGCATGAGTGCGATTTTCTCGTTTAAGGGGCTTCTAGAGCCTGCCACGGGCGTTTCTTTCGGTTGCTCTGTCACTGTCTGCGGTTGTACTGGTTGCAATGCTGTGATCACGGCACCTATAACAAACTGGTTTACACTTACACCGTTCTTTTCTGCCTGCGCTTTGATCTGCGGTTCTAGGTCTTTCGGGAATCTAATCATTTGGTTAAATGTTTCCGACATTTTAGCACCTCCTTTTCTTGTGATATCATTAGTTTTTTATGATATCATTTGTGTGATATCATTTGTGTGATATCATTGCTGTGATATCATTGCTGTGATATCATGATATCACTATAACATTTTGTGCCTTATATGTCAATACTTTTTTTGTGCCTTATTTCAAAATTTTTTCTTCCCTCTCCAGCTTTTCCGCTACTGCTAATTTTATAAAGTCATTTGCACTATATTTTAGTGCCTTTATACGGTCTTTAGTGCCTTTTGCAAGTCGGCAGTTGATCCGCTCAAATTTGTCATCATATTTGTAGATTGCTTTTCGCTTTGCGTCGGTTGTTTTTGTCTCCATTCTGGATACCTCCTATATATAAGTATAATTGCATTATACTATTTTGTGCCTTATATGTCAACAACAAATTGCTTTTACTTTTATATTGAGCAGTATTTTTGTGCCTTATACATTTTCAATAAAAGTTTTACTATTTTGTGCCTTGCATTTTGGTTATTTTGCCTATTGTTTTTGTGCCTTGCATTTGATATTATAATCTCAACAAATAAAAAAAGCCGGTGACCACCTACCAAGCGAGCACCGGCACCAATCAAAAAAAGAAAGGTAGCTATATTATAGCACAGGTAAAAAGAAATGAGAAGAACAAACAGCAAGGAAGTTAAGGCAGCAGTTAAAAATTATTTAGTAGAGGTTGCACAGAGCGAAGAGCTTAACACAATTAAGGACATTAAGGAGAAGTTTATAAGTGAATACGGCTGGGCGATTGCAAGACTTGGAGAGCGTAACGCTTGCATAGAATGGTTAAGAGGTTTAGGCGTCGGCGTTGATTATAGTTATTATGACATCATCCAGCTTATGGCTGAATGGTTAGACGAAAGCACAGAAGAAGCCGAAAAGTGGCTTGACAAGCGCGGCGATAGCCTTTACTGGGATTTATTAGCAAGGGAGATTTTAGCAAGCAAATAATCGGCAAGGTTGGCTTACACCGGGGATCGTGCCCCGGCTTGCTTTTACCCGGAAACGGGAAAAATTGAAAATATGGAGGTATTACGCCATGAGCGAAAACGAACGCAGAAAAGAAGAACTAATAAGACGACTGGACAACCTCGAAGCCTGCAAAGATAACCCGGTATACCTTGCAGAGATCAAGAAAATACGCAAAGAGCTTGCAGATATAAACTGCGAACAATAGCCGCCGCAGAGAATGCTCGCCGGATCACTACCGGCGGCGGTTTTATGGGTTGAATTTACCCAAAAAATTAAAAATATGGAGGAACGAGAAAATGAAAATTATAGAAAAATCGAAAATGCCTGACGGTACAAAGATACAACTAGAGGATTGGCACGATAAAAACACAAAAGATTATATGGATTTATATGGCTATGAGATAGGTGCATATCCAGTTGCTAAAAATTCCGGTTGTTGTGGATGGGTAAAATCCGGGGAAAAATTTAGGATATCAATTAGTTATAATAAATATGCAAATTATACTGATGAAATGGTGTTGAGTGATTTTGAATCGTTAAAAAATGGAGAAAAAACATTATCAGATTTAAAAGATCATTTTTTTAATAACTTTAAAGATCAATTTTATTTAGGAATTATAGATTTTGAACCTTGACAGCCATTGCAGAGGATGCCAGCCGGGAGCGATGCCCGGCAATGGATTTATGGGTGGATCACACCCAAAAATTGAAAAAGGAGGTTGCCAGGATGAAAGAAAAGAACCTTGAAAGACTTTACAAGCTGTTAGAGCGTGCGGACCGAGAGAACGACACGGAGACAGCCGCCGCCCTGCGGTGGGCGATTTTTGAACTTGAAAACAGATAAAAGACGGCTTACAACCGTCTTTTTGTCGTGTTCCGTTGGATCTGCTGCCGGCTTGGCGGTCTATTTGTGCTACTCTTCCACCGGGTCCGGTCAGATCCTGCACCCTAATATATTGACGGCTTGCGCTGTCTTGGTGTACAATCAAATATTACAAGGGGGATTTTCCAAAATGCGAAAAGTTGGAATCGGTCATGTTTATGACATCATGGAGAGCGTAGCGGATGCCGGGGAACGGTTGGAAACCGTCATGCGTGTTGAGACTGCCGCCGGTGGTATGTCTCCGGAATCTGCGGAGCTGCTGCGGTCTGCGTATGATTCTATGCTTTCGGCAGTCGGAGACCTTGCGAAATCTGCGACACGTTGACCGGTTCAAGACTCGCACCGCAGAAGTGTGCAGATGTTCCACACTTTGAAACGGTCTGAAAAAATCAGAGAAAAACCTCTGAAAACGGATTTTCCAGCTTGAAAAGTGCTACCCTGGGGGGATTGAAAATTTTTAGCACGAAAATTGTAGAAAAATTTTTCTTTCAAAAACCTCTGAAAACGAGATTTTCGGTTGAAAATGCAGACCTACGGGGGTATCAAAAGAAACACATTAAAATTTTTTCAATACTTCACATCTATTTATCGACAGAATACCACAAATGTGTTAAAATTTTATAAAATTCAAAATGAAAGGGGTAATTACTCTATGAAACAAAGTGGTTTAGGAATTGCTTCGATGATTTTAGGAATCATCAGTATTTTGACAGCTTGTATAGCTTTCGGAATTGTGCCGGGAATTATAGGTGCTGTTCTTGCTATCATTGCACTATGTCAGAAAGACAAGAAACACGGCATTGCTATCGCAGGACTGACTTGCTCTATTATCGGAATTATTATTTTTGCCATTATGGCATTGTTTGTAAATAGTGTATCCGATAGTAACAAGGAATCTACCGGCACACAGGCATCTGTTTCTGCAATACAAGAAAGTTCTACCGCAGTATCAGAAAGTACACCGGAATCAAAGGTTGAAGAGGTAGAAGCACCCAGTGGTACTGTTATTTCTCCCGGTTACACATTCGATGCGGACGGCTTGCAAGTCACTATTAATGATTTTGACCTTGACTACACTGATTATGAGGATGAATACGGTTGGAACGCTCCTGCTGATGGAACAAAATACATTATGATTGATGTTTCTTATCAGAACAACAGCAAAGATGATAAGTATGTAAGCATCTACGATTTTCAGTGCTACGCAGACGATACAGATTGTGAGCAGAATTACAGTGTTGTTGATAGTTCTTCGTTGAATGCAAATCTTTCAAGTGGCAGAAAAACATCTTACAAGATTGCATTTGTAGTTCCGCAGGATGCGCAGAGCATTGAACTGGAATATGAAACAAGCATTTGGACTGGAAACAAAGAAGTACTCAAATTACAATAGAATATAGGATTTTAAGGGCATCCGCAAGGGTGCTCTTATTTTTTATGTTGCGAACCCATGTTCTGCATGATATAATATGTGTCAGTTAGGAAGTCTTGCGCCACGTCCGGAGAGTGAAAGCTGATTAGACAGCCTAGATTGTAACCAAGACCCGGAATAAAGACAGACCAAAAAAAGATTGGAAGTTCGCTACTCCAACAGTAACAGGGGTAGTGGGCTTATTTTTATGCTCTTCTGCCCCATGACAATGTATTTGTTGGAGGTAGAAAATGTTAGTTGAAATCAAAACAGTAAACAAAGAAGAAATAACCGTTGTAACAAGCCTTGATGTTGCGGAAACGTTTGGAAAAGAACATTATCACGTAATTGAAGATATACGTGAGATTGCATCAAAAATTAGTACACCCGAATTTTCGGGGCTATTCTATGAGACAGAATATAAGGCATCAAACGGAAAGAAAAATCCTATGTATTACATGAACAGAGATGGCTTTACACTTTTGGTCATGGGATACACGGGCGAGAAAGCTATGCAGTTTAAGATGGCTTATATTAAGCAGTTTAATGCTATGGAAAAGGCTCTTATTGGCAAAATACGTGAACGTGAAAAAGGAATCGGTGTCCGCAGGGTACTTACGGATAGTTTGCAGAGGACTTCCGAAAATGAACGGATGCACGGTCATGCATACTCTACCTACACCGATTTGATTTATAAATCAGTATTCGGAAAAACAGCAAAGCAATTACGGCTTGACCTTAATATTGGCAACAAAGAAAACATCCGGGATTATCTGACTGAGGAAGAACTACTGTTAGTTCAGAATGCAGAAATGCTTGTAAGTTCACTGGTTGGATACGGTTGGGGATACGGAGAAATTAAGGAATTTTTGGAAAATAAGTCGGTGAATAAACTGGTCGGATGATAGACTCCCTAGATTCAATCTAGTGCATTTTTATTTTTTGAAAAAGTACTTGACTTTTCTTTGTGTCCACATTATACTTTACTTGTACCCACAAAGAAAGGAAGTGAAAACATATGGGTATTCATAAAGGAACAAAGTTGACTGACAATCCTAAAAATCACATTCTTAAATTCCGGTGTGATGATGAAACTTCTGAAAAACTGGAATATCTTGCTGAAAAGAAAGGAATTACAAAATCGGAGGTTGTAAGAAAAGGGATAGAAATGCAGTACGACAAAGAAAAAGAGTAACCACTCATTACTTTCCCGGTAACTGGTTACTCTCCCACTCCCAAAGAAGTGATAACTTATTTTAACATCTTCTTTTGGGAAAATCAATCAAAAGGAGAAGAAAATCATGGACAAATTTTTAGAAATCGTATTCGAAAGTCAGATTATAAACACTGCGGAAAAAGGAGATAAAGCATCAGAATATTTTAAGCCGTTCTTTGATAAGCTGCAGGAAATCGTGAGTGAAAAGGTCTTTGAAGAACTCATGGATTCTTTTTCAGAATGTGAAGTGAATACTATTAACTACTATGCCGTAGAGGGAATGAAGCTGGCAATAGGTATTATGAATGGTTCTTACGTTCCACAGATTTAGGAGGTAGCATATGACGGAACTGGTAAACGTTGAGGGAACAGAGTTAAGTATTAGAGAATACAATGGTCAGAGGGTTGTTACATTTAGGGATATTGATGAAGTGCACCGCAGACCTAGCGGAACTGCAAGAACAACATTCAACAGAAACAAAAAACATTTTTCAAAAGGTGTAGACTACTTCGTATGCCAAACATACGAAGCAAAATCATTGTTCGGAATAATTGCTCCTAGTGGTCTTACTGTTCTTACAGAGCGTGGATATCTTAAAGTAGTGAAGCCGTTTAATGATGATTTGTCATGGAAAGTGCAAGATGCTCTTGTGGATGCTTACTTTGTGGTAAAGAATCAGCAACCGACCACAGCAATCGAGGAAAAGCCGACATTAGAGCTTGAAACAGACTGGTTCTGTATCAACCGTGGCAAAATCAACTACATTTGCCGTTGCTACGACATTACATCAAAGGAATATATGCACCACTTACTTGAAGTTTTGGGAAGAACGTATAATTTTGATGAAGCAAAGAGAATTTACAGCGCAACGACCGGAAACTGGAAATGCAGAAATTCCGAAGTAATCACATACTTCCCACAGCTTTCAGACCTTGCATCTAAAATTCTTCAGAAAGACTTAGAGGACTGTGCAAAAGAAGAGACCCCATAACAGGGGTCTTTTCTATGCCATTATTTCCATGTATCCGCTTATCAGTTCATCAGCAAGCGCAAACACTTCTCTTCCGTAGGTAGCCAAAAAGTCGGCAACAATCTCTTCTGTCTGAATATCCATAGTCAAATTGTAGGACAGGCAGAACGCATGGCACAATTCATGGCACAGGACACGGTCATAGAAATTACCATGAATCATATTTGATATGTAAATGTCTCTTGTGTTCCTGTCTGTCATGCCAAACGTATATGTACCGTCAGAACGCATCAGCATAGGGCTGTGACTGCCTACGAGCCTTAAATTCCAGTCCATTCCATTTATCGTGAACAACTTACCACCTCCAACATAAAAGGGGCTAAATAAGCCCCTTAAGTGTTTTAACCGATTTTTGTTACCAGTGCAGACAGCTTATTCCGCAGTACCGTCTTTTCTTCCGGTGTTGCATCGTTGATGATCTCCGTCATATCGTTTGCAAGTTCGGTCATGTAGGTGTTCAGGTCACGGACTTTTGCTTCTTTGTCCTGTTGTGTATTCGCCTTATGCAGTTCCTTATTTTCCATGTAGGTTCTGCGGCTCATGCCACTTCTTCCCTCTCTTGCATCACGCATACCGGATGAAGAAGTTTCAGTGTAGTACATACGCCCCATGTCTCTGTCCATGTCACGGTGATACATTTCCGGGGTCATATGGTAATAGGGTGGCTCTTCATAACCTCTGCGGTAGGTTCCACGACCTTTAGGTGCAAATCTGCCGTCAGCATAGCGGTAATGGTCATAAAAACGTTTACCACCGTCAACGTAACGTTCAAACATTTCCATGCTTTCGTCCGAATCATATTCCTGCATGGTTTTTGTCAGCTCCCGGTAGTACATAGCTTCCGACAAGTCTTTCATCATGTCGATGACCTTTCCCATTTCGCAAGTGTCTACTTTGTCGATACCCTTGTCAAACTGCGTTTTAGCGCATTCAGAAAGTTTTTCAATCATTTCATGCATTCTCTTAACATCCAATTTATTTACCTCCATATTCTGATATAACTTGTTCTATATCTTTTTTGTTTACCAATATTTCTTTTAATAAAATTTTATAATCGATCTTTTTATCTCTTGATATTAGTCTCAAATCTACTTCTTTCCCGTTGTAATACGTTTTGCAAAATCCACTTAAATTCATAGCAATTTCAAAAGGAAGCTCTAAGTTGCAAACCCTATGGTACATAATTCCATATTTCAAATTGTGGATTTCACATAACTCACTTAATGTTTTTCGCTCTCCATTGTAATCAATGTAAATGTTTCTTCTTGTATTGTTACATTGCTCTTTTTGTGTAATCCAACGGCAATTTGATGGTTCATAGTTTCCGTTAAAATCTATTCTATCTATGGACAATCCATTTTTATAACCATTCTTTACAGACCAGTTATAAAAATTTTGAAATCCATTTTCACCTTTCCATTCCGAACAGACCTTAATGCCTCTGCCACCATACCACATATATGCCGTTTCTTTTTCGTTTTCGCATCTTTTTCTCATAGAGCACCAAATTTTAAATAATTTAGTACCGCTCATCTTGTGTGTAGTTAATTCTTCTACATGGTGCTTTCTGTTTTCTTCATTAAGGCATCCGCAACTCTTGGTGTATCCACCTTTGATTTTTGAGCTTTCAACAATTGTTTCTTTTCCACAAGAACACTTACATTTCCAATATGTCTTTTTGGAGTTCGCCTTATATACTCTTTCAACAACTGTCAGGCGGTTAAATATTTTTCCTGTCAAATCATCAAAATTATATGGTGTATTTCCTTTCTTAAAAGCCATTTCCCAATCTCCTTTATACGTATATACCATTTTACGTATATTATATCAATTTTATAACTTTACGTCAATACGTATTTATGGTAGAATACACTTAAAAAGGAGGTTTTAAAATGTCAAAAATCAAATTCACAACAACAATGGAAAGCGAATTACTGAAAAAGATTAAAATTCAAGCAATCAAAGAACACCTTCCTGTATCAGCAATACTGGAAAGACTTATTAAAGAATACTTGTCAAGCCTGCCTAATAACGATTAAATTAGAGTTCTGAACCTCTACTGCCTGACTTGATGTATTCATTACCGAAACTGTTGAACAACAGCATCTTGGAACGTCAATATATGCTTGTGAACTAACATTCTGTAAATTCTCTGCAGCTGCCGGAGTTACAATCATTCTTGTGGACTGTAAAGGTTCCCCGTCTACCGCCAGTGCAAGGGAGATTTCCCCAACAGTTCCACCAGTGGGAATCTGAATGTTTCCGGAATAGCTTACAAGGAATCTTGCACGACACTGATTAGTGATACCTCTTAACTTCACAATTCCGGATCCCTCTCTGTGAGTGATACAACCACTTCCATTTACGGCAGTTTCGGTAAAAGCAACGTCTGCTCCTGCTGCCACAGTCTGTAATGCTACTGCTGTATATTCAGCCATAATAAATACCTCTCTTTCAAAATCAAAGGGGCAAACCATATAGTCTGCCCCATGTTGTCAGTAATTCTGCATAGCAGACATAACCTTAAGGTTAAGTTACTCGATATGCAGTTTTAGCATCCGCAACCAGTGTTGCAACCGCATCCGTAATATACGTTAGGGTTGGGAACTTGGTATGCAGGAATGGGTGTAGGGTTCACAGCGTTGATGATTTGCTGTGTCTGTGCACTCATGGCAGTAGTCAGAAGAGCATTCTGACGATCCTGAGAAGCGGCTCTGCGCAGATCGTTGTTCTCTGCCTGCAGAGTAGCGATCTTATCTTGGCATAAGTAGTCAAGGATTGCTCTTGTACCGGCATTCTGACTGTCGATAATGTCACGAGTGTTGTTATTCATGGTGTTCTGCAATGCGCAAGTATTCGTTGCCATATTGTAGTTTACACCCTGGATAGCTTCACGGGTATCGCAGCAGCACTGTGCTAACTGTGCTTGTAAAGCGTTAGCATTCTGCATTCCTGCTACGGTGTCTGCATTGATAGCCTGTTGGATTCCATAGCCAGTCTGTAAAATGTTGGTATTTACGCCATTAAATCCGGTAAGCATACCGTTGTTTACAGCGTAGAATCCGTCACACAGACCGTTGTTGATTCCGTCCAGTTTACCGATGATAGACTGGGTGTCGAACCCTCTTTGCAATGCAGAATCGGTGTAGTAACTGGAATTAGAGCCATTACCGCCCCATCCATTACCGCCCCAACCGCCAAAAGCGAAGAAAAGGACGAAAATAATAATCCACCATGCTCCATCGTCACCCCATGCACCGTTGTTTCCATATCCGCTGTTGGCAGGCATAACAGGCATGGTAAAGGGAGTATTGTTACTCTCAAACATAATTTTTACCTCCATATAAGATTTTTTATACTTAATCTTGCAAGAATTTAGTATCTACTTCATAGGAAACTGACGCTTGAATTTATCAAATTCGGAATCAAAATCTACGCCACGTTCCTTAGCAATATTTCTGCCAAAATTTTCAACACCTGATATGTCACCTTTTTGCGCCATTCCCATTACATTTCTAATCATGGGGTTTTGCATCATCTGACTATTTCCCATAATCCCTTGAATTATTTGCTGTGGGTTTCCCATCCCTTTGAGCATCTGCATAGGATTCATCATTTTCATTCTGCATCATCCTTTCTTTGAGATTGTGAAGTTTTTCTTTGCGATTGCGAAGATTTCAACTGCTCAATCTTTTGTTCCAGTTCATCGAAACGCTTCATAAATACCGCTGTGGCTTCGTCTGATAGGTCAAATTTTGCTTTTTCTGTTTCTGACGGTAAATTGCTAGGGTCTGCATCTAAAAAAGGCTTGTAGAGCCTTGTATAGATTTTTCCATCTGCTCCCCAGGATTTAGCATAGATCTCAGATAGGTCCTGTTTGGGGAAGAATGCTGTGTTGCCATCCATAGGAACCTCATTCGGTGCTATGCACTCTTGCGCCGGTACAATACGACCGTACATCTGTACTGTGTTTTGCTGTGGCTGTTGCATAAATTGCTGTGGTTGGAATTGCTCCTGTTGTGGCATAAACTGTCCGTACATAGGTGTTCTATACTGCGGATTGAAATAGTTCGGATTCATAATCGGCTGCGGCATGGCTATTCTCCCTTTCTTCCATTGATTCTATCTGTTTCGCAATTTCAACTTCATCAAGTGTCTGATATGTCGGCTTGTTCATAAGTCCCAACGGACTGAAATTCATAAGCATTACCCGTTTCTCCTAAAACTTCCTCGATCACATGAACCATGATTGATTGATACTTAATCGGCACTTCCCTTGTACGTTCTTTGCTGAATATATGTTCCAGTGTTTCATCTGAAAATTTGAATTTTCCCATAAGGTCATCCCTCCTTATGCTTAAATTTTGGCATAAAAAAAGACGGTCTACCCGTCATGTATCCGTCACATTTCATTCACTATAAAATTATTGGAATCTTTGCAAAAAACTCCTTTCGTTTTAGGCTTGACTACTATTTTGACTACTATCCGACTACCCGTTGCCCGGGAATGCCCATTTTATCAGCTTTTTCGAGTGGAAGCAAGGGGGCTCGAACCCCA